CCCTATAGTTTACATACTTTCGCAAGGCATCCAGGGCGTGTTCGCTGCACAGCCGTCGGCCGTGTAGCAGGATCGTGACACGCTTTTTGCATTTGAGTTCTTGACAAGGCTCCGTGGGTGGCGCCAGTGTTGGTTTCTGGCGTTCTATCTTGGAGCGATCTTGCGTTTTCTCTGCCGTCACAACTGAGGATTTCATCGGAGAATCATCGTCCAATATTCTTCTGAATTCTGGAATTTGTCGTCAATTTCTTCAAGCCTGAGAGTAATCCTCTCATTCTCAAGAGCAAGGGCTTTGTTCTCGATGCGCAGTCGTCGAGCCTCAAGGCGCAGCCGTGTGTTCTCTTGAATCAAGTCATCGGCGCTTTGCGCCCGCCGAGGTTGGCGCTCTTGGACAAAAATCTCAACGGTCTCTTGGGTCATCTCCGCTCCGGCCTCCAGAGGCTGTTGCTGCAAAACATTCGTCCGCGTCAAGCGTACACTATTCCACCCCAGCCGCCAAGCCACAATCTTGCCGGCCCGTTAAGCCTCATGTTCTCGTTGTGTTGATCTTTTCATGGGATTCTTCGACTTGATCCCCAAAAACCAGTTGAATAATCCCGGTCGTCGCGTATTGACTGTTCTCGCACGAGTGCGTCCGCTGCTCCTAGCCCAGGCTCCGGGCGCATGCGCTGTGGTGTGTCTTTCGAGCATGGTAAACTTCCCGCCCCGGCATTGACTGCGGCGGGTTTTTCTTTGCTCGTTTCCACGTGGGCTTCCCCAATCCTCACTGAACTTTTGAAAAGCGCGGCGGTGCTGCGCTTTGCGATGACCGGAGGTCGTCTTGAAAATCCCCTTTATCGTCGATACCCTTGATAGCGTTCCGGAGCATCTTCAGGAGCATTACGCACCTCAGGAAGATGGTCGCTTTCGGCTTGAAGTTGAAAACGTTGTCGAGAAATCCAAACTCGAAGAATTCCGCGACAACAACATCTCGCTTGCCAAGGAAAAGGCCAGTCTTGAATCCCAGGTTGCTGCCTACCGAGCGTTGGGTGACGATCCGCACAAACTCGGAGACGAACTGAATGTTTTGCGCGGTCTGCGTCAGAAAATCGACGACCGTGATCTGATCGACAAAGGCGGTTTTGAAAAAGCCGTCGAACAGCGGGTCTCTGAAATGAAGGCCGCCGCCGACGGCCAGATCCGCGCCCTCTCGGACGTGCTCAAGCGCACCGAGAACGAGCGCGACGAAGCGCGGGCGGAAAATCGCCGGATCATGATCCATCGCTCAATCACCGACGCTTCCCTGACGTCTGGCGCTCTGCCGACTGCCATCCCCGACATCCTGTCGCGCGCTGAGCGCGAGGGTTGGACAGTTAACGATCACCGCGAGGTCATTCTGATCCGCAACGGCGAGATCGTGTTCGGCGAGAACGGGATCGACCCGCTGACACCAAAGGAATGGGCAACGCGTCATCTTCGGGATCAGGCACCGTACTTCTTCGAGCGTTCTGCCGGTGGTGGCGCGCTGGGATCGAACTTGACAGGGACGGTCAAGAACCCGTGGACCAAGGAGCACTGGAACCTGTCCGAGCAGGGCCGGATCGCTCGCGAGCCCAACAATGGCCTTGTCAAAGCCGAACAGATGGCCAAGGCCGCCGGCTCCCACCTTGGAGCCACTCGCCCCCCGGCGTAAAACCCGGACAACCCTGTAGCAGAGGAAAGGCGTCCCAAACGGGGGCGCCTTTTTTGTTGCCCGACCGCGCCGGTGGCATCGGTCGAAAGCCCGGTGGGCTGCGCACGCCTCCTCCCTTCACCCGCCTCGCATCCCACCGTGGAGCTAAGCCATGGCCATTACGCCGACTCGTCTCGCTAATATCATCGTTCCGGAAATCTGGAACCCGTATGTCGTTCAGCGGACCACTGAACTCAGCAACCTGTGGAATTCCGGGATCGTCGGCGCCATCCCCGAACTGGCGAACTTCGTCTCCGCCGGCGGCAACACGATTAACATGCCGTTCTGGCAGGATCTTTCCGGTCAGTCGGAAGTCCTGAGCGCCACCGGCGTGCCGCTCAGCGTTAACCCGATCACCGCCGCCCAGGACCAGGCCGTCGTCCTCGCCCGTGGCAAAGCCTGGGGCGTCAACGAATTGGCCGCCGCCATCGCCGGTGGCACCGACCCCATGCAGGTGATCGGCGATCTGGTTGCCAACTGGTGGGCGCGCGACATGCAGCGCACCCTCAAGGCGATGCTCACCGGGATCTTTGACTCGGCGACAATGTCCGCCAACATCCACGACATTTCGGCGGTTGCCAACGGTCAAGCGATCACCGGCGTGGCTTTTCTCGACGCGCTCCAGAAGCTCGGCGACGCCAAGGATAACGTCGCCGCGATCATGATGCACTCGGCTACCGAAACCGCGCTGGCCAAGATCAACCTGATCGAGTTCGTCCGCCTGTCCGATGCCGAGCCGCGCGTCCCCTTCTTGATGGGCAAACGCGTGATCATCGATGATGGCGCCACGGTAACGGGGAGCGGCACCACGGCTGTATACGATACCTATCTCTTCGGAGCGGGTGCTATTGGGTATGCCAATGGCGTAAACAGTAGGGTTACTGAAACCGAGGTCGATCGGGATTCGCTTGCTGGCGAAGACTATCTCATTAATCGTAGGCACTTTATCCTGCACCCCAGAGGCGTGCGTTACGTCGGAGTAGCAACTGGCGGCGGTCCGGATAACACCGTTCTGGCTGACGGTGATTCGTGGACTCGCGTCTACGACCCGAAGAATATCCGGATCGTGCTGTTCCGCCATCGTCTCTACAACGCTGCGTCCTAAAGCTGACGGGGGAGCGCTTCACGGCGCTCCCGCCCGTTCCCGACTCTTGGAAAGGATCGCCACCATGAGCGCGACCGCCTTCGCCCGCGCCCGCCGCATGAGAGCGGATCTGACGGGTGCCCCCGACGCTATCGATTCCGCCGACTTCGAGAAGCGTGAAAAAGCCGCCCACGAACAGGCGATGAAAAATCGCACGGAACCGCTCTCCGATGAGGAGCGTGAGTTCATCCAGAACGCCCATCTGCTGGACGAGAAGACCAAGCCGCCGTCGCCGACCGAGATGACCCCGAACGAGATGCGGCAGCGCGAGGTCGAGGCGTTTGAGGTTGCCGTCCAGAACCGTCAGCACTTCCCGTCCGATGAAGAACGCGAAGCGCTGAGCAACGCCCATCTGTTGCCCGAGGTTGTTAAGTCGGTCCCCAACCCCGACAAGGAAGATGAGGCGCGTGCTGGCCAGGGTAAGCGCAAGACACGTCATCCGGTCGAGGTATCTCTCACCGAAACCCTTCAGTTCGGTCCCGACGGCGGTCCCGCCACCGTCAAGCAGATCCAGAAGGAGTCCGAGGCCAAGGCTCAGGAGCGGATCGAAAAGGAAGCCGAAATCCCCATCCTCGACATCCCGGACGATCCCACCAAGGGCGCCACGCTGATCGGAACCCGAGATGCGCGCGAGGTTTCGGAGACGTTCGCCAAGGACAAGGAAAAGGCCGTCGCTCAGGAGACCGAGCAAAAGATTGCTCAAGCCGAAGCGGAAGCCGAACTGCGCCGTGTCGAGAACAACGCCGAACTCAAGGAAGCGGAAGACCGCAAGGCTGTGGTCAAGGAAGCTGCCAAGAAGGTCGGGCGTCCGCCGAAATCCGAGTGATCTCCCTCTCCCCCCAGGAGTTGCCGCGATGACCGAAAAGAAGACCGCGAACAAGACCGCCAACAAGTCTTCCAAATCAGACCCCACGGCTGATCTTGAGAAGGAACTGGAGAAGCACCCGGCCGTCGAGTCCGGCCAGTTGAAGCACGTTGGCAACCATCGGCCGGACGACCCGGACGCCAAGAGCTGATCCGGCCATGGCCGACCTCGCGGAGTCGTTGGCGGCCCTGCTGAGCGCCGGCCTCGTCGAAGAGGTCCGGTTTGAGGTCGTCCTGAAACCGAAGCCCGCGCCACCGCCAACCGACCCCGTCCCGACGATCACCATGATTATCGGTCCTCCCCTTAACGAGGAATGACATGCCAAACCATATCCTGCGTGCCGGCAAACGCGCGCCCGTGAGTTTCGTCATCCGGGACAAGTTCGGCAACGACGCTACGATCGACGGTGTGCCCGCCTGGGCTTCGAGCAACCCCCCGGCCCTCGCGGTCGAGCCGGCGGCGGATGGCCGCAGCGCTGTGGTCCGCGCCCTTGGTCCGATTGGCACCGCTCAGATCACCGTCACAGTCGACGCCGACCTGGGCGACGGCATCCGCGAACTGGTCGGTGTTGCCCTCATCGACTCTATCAGCGGCGAAGCCAACGTGATGGCTCTGACCATCGGTCCGGAGGAAGACGACGTGCCCACTGACGACACCCCGCCGCTCCAGCAGCCGACCGATGGCGCTCCGGAACCCACTCCGGAGAATCCAGCGCCGGAAAATCCTCCCGCCACACCCTCGCCGGCTCCTGTCCCCGAAGATCCGCCGGCTGCGCCCAATCCTGACGGCTCGGCCCAATAGGCACGGCTTCGGTCCCGACCGAACGGCGGCGGCTCGACACCCCGCGCCGCCGCCCCCATTCCTTTCCGGAGATCCTTATGGCAGGTCAGCGTTCCCGCATGATGGCCGCGCTCGGCTTACGCGCCCGCCAGGAGTCCGATCCTCAATGACCGTTCAGACAATCGCTACGCTCAAGACCAACATGCCGATCGGCGTGGCTGGCGGCACGACCGTCTCGGACATCCACGACATCGTCGACACGCTGGAAGACCGGACCTCCCAGGAGGTCATCACCAAGACGGCCAACTATACGGCTGTTCTTACCGATAACCGTCGGCGTCTGGTTTTCAACGCCGCCTCCGGCGTCACCTTCACGATCCCAAACAGCGTCCCGGTTGGCTGGGAAGTCATCATCCTCCAGATCGGCGCTGGACAGGTCACCGTCGCCGTGACCGATGGCACGCTCCTGCACCGCAGCAGCCACACCAAACTGGCCGGCACCGGCAGCATGGCCCACCTGTTCTGCTATGCCAACGCCGGGACCGCTCCCCAGGTAGCCTTCTTCGGTGATACGGCGGTGTAAACACTCCCCTCCCAAAGGAAGGCGATTGCGGTACTTTTGCCAAGACCGTTCGCGCCGCTGTTGGCCCCATTCCGTCGTGTTTGAGATCACCGTTTAAGTCCGGCTTCCCCCGCAGGCCCGCATCCCCAACCGCGACCAACAATCGGAGTAGCGACGTGGCCGTCGATACGATTTCCGGGCTGAAAGCCAAGATGCCCATCGGGCAGATCCGGGGCACCTCGATCCAGGATCTCCATGACTTCATCGACACGGTCGAGGATCGCACCACCCAGGACGTCCTGACCAAGACCGCCAGCTACGTCGTCACCGAGGCCGACAACCGGCGGACGATCATCGTCAATTCGCCAACGGCGGTGACGATAACCCTGCCCAGCACCATGCCGGTCGGCTTCCAGATCATGGTAGCCCAGGTCGGCCTGGGCTCGGCCACCTTCGTGGTCCTCGGTGGCAACGTCCGGTCCCGTGAAAACCACGTCCGCACTGCCGGCCAATACGCTGCCGCTTATCTGGTCTGTTACAGCAACGTTGGCGGTGCTCCGCAGGTTCTGCTGACTGGGGATACCTCCGTTTGACCATCGCCGCCGCCTCGGCCGCTGCGCGCCGCCGGAACGTTACCGTCGCAACCGGCACGATCGCCCTGTCCCAGGTGGCGCCGCGGCGTGTCTACCAGCGGATTGGCGCTGCCTCGCCGGTGCCGCTGTCCGGCAGCTACACCGGAATTCCGGCCGCCGTTGAGGCGCGCGTCATCGACAGCATGACCTTTGCCGTAATTCAGGACTGGTTGGTGGCGGCGCCATCCCCTTCCGGCGGCACCTGGAGCGGGTCGATTTCCGTGCCCCAGGGTGGTTGGTACAAGATCCAAGTCCGCTTCCTCAACACCGTCCAGATCGTCACCGGAACCACCCAGTGGGGCGTCGGCGATGTTTGGGTTTTCGCCGGGGCGTCTCAGCAGCGCCGGATGAGCACCGCGGTCGATGCCCCACCGACGCCGGATGACCGCACCGTCGTGTTCGACGGCGCGGCCTGGGAACTGCCCGGTGTGCTCCCCAACTCCAGCGGCAACGGCATCATCCGTTTCCTCAACCTGATGGCTACCGCCACCGGCGTGCCCCAGGCTGTGCTCCAGACTGCCACTGACAGCGTCTCGATCGCTGATTGGGAAGCCGCCGATTCTGCCTATACCGCCGCTGCGTCCGCGCTTGCCAGTCTTGGCCGGGTCGGTGCCATCCTGTGGCACCAGGGTAGCGGCGACATCGGCCTGCTCACCCGCGCGCAGTACAAGACCCGTTTGGCCGACCTTCGCACCCGCCTGGAAAGCATCGCGACCATCCAGCGCTTTGCCGTGTTCCCTCTGATGCGCCGGAACGCCGACCCGACCGACGCGGTCCACGATCTGCGCCGCGCCCACTTCGAGTACATCGCCGAGAACCCCGGCACTCTCAACCTTGGCTGGACACCCACCGTAGCGCTCGCCGACGCGTCGAACCAGACGCCCGCCGGCTCGGAAACCATCGCCAACGCTTACGCCCATGCTCTGCTTTATGCTATCGGGACCGAGCTGCGCCCCAACCTCGGGCCGGCGATCGCCGGTGTCAGCCGCTCCGGCCACACGCTGACCCTGTCGGTCCAGCATCGCGCCGGTACGGCATTGGCGCTCAGCAGCGGCACCCAACCGAGCGACTTCAAGGTGTTTACCAAAAACACCGCCTACAGCGACGCGGGCAGTCTCGCGATTTCCAGCATGGCCATCGGCGCTAGCACCATTACGATCCATCTTGCGGCGGATCCTGGCACGGACGTTGATGTCTATTACCAGTACGGCCGGTTCGACGGAACCTCCGCCATCCTTGACAACGTCACCGCTCTGGGCCGCACGACCGGCAATGCTATGCTGCCCCTGATGGACCCGGTCAACGCGCCGGCCACGACGACCCCGCCGGTCGATCCGGTCATTCCCGGTATCCAGACCTCGGCGCTGCGTTTCGACGGCCTGACCGGTTGCATCACCTACGCTGACAGCGCCCTGTGGGACTTCCCGGATGCCGACTGGACTCTGGGCGTTTGGGTTTCGGTCGCTGACAACACCGGCACCGCGGCGCAATACGTCATCTCGGTCGGCGGCTACACCACCAGCCACAGCGTCAATTTCCTCATCCACGAGTCCGCTGCCGCGGTCCCCCACGCCATCGAAGCCAACGTGCGTGGCGCCGGGGTCTCCGCCTATCAGGCGATTGGCCTGACCGACGCCAGCCTGACCACGGCTGCCTGGCGGCTCTGGACGGTTGAGCGGATCAAGGCCACCGAAACCCTCAACATCTACCAGACGCCCCTCAAGGGCTCCCGCACGCTTTACTTCAGCCGCTCAGTCGCCGGTCTCGGCGCCATTCAGCCGACCGAGGAGCCGGTCCTCGCCACCCGCGCACCGCCCATCTCTGGCAGCGCCCGCTGGCTCGACGGCAGTCTGGCCAGCTTCTTCAAGATGAACGGCACGCTGTCCGCCGCCGAGACCCAGGCCATCGCGTCTGGCCAGGACATCGTTTCCGACCTCGGCCGGACGCCGTTGATCTATACCCGGCTGAACACCCTAAGCGTGCCCATCCCCAACAGTGGAACCGGCGGTTCCGCCCCCGCCAGCCTGACCGGCACCGTTTCATTGGCCGCCGGGCCGACCTTTTAATGAGCGCCCTGCCCGCCCGCACCCCCATGGAGCCGACTGATGGCTGATCAAACCCTTGACCAGCTTCCCGAAGCCCTGGAGGCGACGGACTCCGACCTTCTTTACGTCCGGCGCGACGGCGCCGACCATAAGATGAAGCGCGCCGCGATCGTCCAGGGTCGCGTTCCGGCCACTCGCCGGGTCGATACCAGCCGCGGTGTCCGAGGCGGCGGCACGCTGGGCGCCGACCTCAGCCTCCAGCTTGACCCGGCTGGTCTGTCGGAAGACCTCAGCCCCAACGTCTCGGCCGATTACGTGATTACCTACGACGTCTCTGAGGGTCTGCCCAAGCGCGTCCGCCTGGACCGCCTGCCGGGTGGCACCAGCGGCGGATCGTCGAGCAATTCCTTCGCCAATATTGCCGTCGGCACGACGACCGTGATTGCCGACAGCACCTCCGATACCCTGACCCTGGCGGGCGGATCAAACATCAGCGTCTCGGCGGATGCCGCGACCGACACCATCACCTTTGCCGCGACCAACGTCGTGCCGGCGACCCGATCGATCTCAGCCGGCCCTGGCCTGTCCGGCGGCGGCACTCTGACCGCTGACCGAATCCTTGCCATCTCGATTGCCTCGCAGTCCGAGGATACCCAGCCCGATCTCGCCAACGACTATCTGCTGACTCACGACACCAGCACGAACTCGCTTCGCAAGGTCCGCCTGGAACTGCTGGGCGGGGCATCTGCCTTGCCCCAGATCGCCAGCCCCTCCACGCTCGGGGTCATCCGCATCGGACCCGGCCTGACGATCGACCCGGCGACCGGCATCGTTTCGTCCACGGCTTCCTATACCTTGCCCGCTGCCACGACGACGACACGCGGTGGCATCACCGTGGGCACCGGCTTGACGGTCAGCGGCACCGGCGTTCTGTCCAATCCCAACCCGACCCCTTACATTCCGCAGCTTGCTACCGCCGGCACGGCCGGCATCGTCAGGCCGGGGACCGGCCTGACCGTGGAGCTGGACGGCACCCTCAACGTCGTCGGCGATGTTGGTGGCGGTGGCGGCGTCATTGCCGACGGGGCCTATCGTCCTGAGACGTATGGTGCCATCCGCGGCGTTGGTCTCAGTCAGGCTCAGCGCCAGACCAACAGCACGGCCATCAATCAGTGCTGGAGCGACGCGGCGGGGGCCAAGGGGCGCGTTGACATGGGCGGCGGGGTCTTCGAGATCCATGGCCCGCTGGCGATTGCCGGCAGCGGCTTCGTCATCGAGGGTGCCCGCTGCGTCATCCGGCAGTTCCAGACGGGCGTCAACGTCATTGCCGCCGCATCGGTCAGCCGGATCACCCTGCAAGGTGTCAGCCTTAGCTATGACGCTGACCAGGCCGCCGGCACCAACCCCACCGCGTCCGAGAACTACGTGGCGGCGCTTCGCCTGAGCAGCGTCAACGACAGCCACTTCGAGGATATCGAGACGACCGGGGCTTGGGTTGGGATCGGTGTCTCCGGGTCGAGCGGGTCGTTCAACAACACGTTCATGCACGTCAAGATCAACATGGTGAACGGCCTCGGCTACGGGCTGGTCCACAAGACCGGCACCGGCAGCGCCTTCGTCAACTGCCGGATTACCGGCAACGGCACGTTGGCCACGGTCGGTGGCGGCGTCTGGCTCGCCGGCCTGGAACAGACCCACTTCACCCAGCTTACCGTCGAAGACCTGATCTGTCAGCGTCCGCTGGCAATGTCGTCCTGCCCGACCTGCTCGTTCTCCGGAACCGTCTTCGCGAACCTGACGCCGACCACCACCAACGGCTATGCCGGCCTGATCCATGGCTTGGGGGGCACCAGCGCCCAGTTCGCTGGCAGCCTCATCTCCAAGACCGCCCTCAGCAACGGTCAGGGCGTTACCGACGCCGCGATCTACCTCGGTGATCAAGGCTTCTCGGTGATTGCCACCAACCTGTTTGTTACTGGGACGGTCAAGACCGGTTCCGTCCGTTTTGCCCTGCTCGGCAACAGCAGTTCCGCCGCTGCCCTCAATCTGACCGGCACCTTCCAGCAGGTTCGCCTCGACACCCGGCCGGAGACTCCGCACCGGATCGACGACCTGTGCTACGCCACCGTCGATCCGACCAGCGAGAGCCTGGACGGTCCACTGCTCGCCTTCAACAACTCGGTCGGCGGTGCGACCGGCGGTTTCACCACCTACACCCCCGACCTGTCGATCTACTATCCGTCGGTCCACGGACGGCACATCCGGATCTCATCGCCGCTGACCGGCAACATCTCGCTCACGCTCAGCCAGTACATCGACGAGCCTTATGCCAACGCGGCCCTTAACGCGCCGCGCGTCTACCGGGGGGCGGTCGTCCGGATCGAGCGCGCCGAATCCGCCACCGGTCCCTTTCTGGTCACGGTCAACAGTCACACCGGCACGGGTCTGACCACGCTGGCGGCCGGCGTCAGCGCTGACTTCGTGTTCGGGAACGGTGCCTGGACCCTGATGTCAGCTCAGGGGGGCGGTGGCGGTGGCGGCGGCACCTTTGCCACCCAGGCGGAAGCCCAAGCCGGGGTCAGTTCCACGACCTACATGAGTCCGGTTCGCACCCGTGACGCCATTGACACCTACGCCAGCACCAACGAGATCACCGGCACCGAGGGGCAGGTGGTGGGATTTAACGCCTCGGGCGACGCGGTCCTGGTCAAGAACACCCGCGCCATCGTCGTGCCGCTGTTCGCTGAGACGACCACTGTCACGGTCGGCGTCGGGGTGCGCGCCCTGCGCATGCCAATCGCCCTCAAACTGGCCGCCGTCGAGATGTACCTGCCGGCTTCCGGTACCACGGTCACGACTGTCGATGTCAACCTCAACGGGTCAACCGTCCTGAGCGCTCCGGTCACGATCGCCGCCGCCGGCGCCGTTGCGTCCAGCACCGCCTTCGTGACCGGGACGCTGACCAAGGGAGGTATCGTGACTTTCGACGTCGATGTTGCCGGAGCGAGCGCCAAGGGACTCCAAGTCACCCTGATCGGTAGCGAGGTCTGACACCATGGGTCTCCTGCGCTCTCCCGACGGTGGCCTGGTTCTCGGCCCCGGCGGCGGTCTGCTGCGCCGTCCGGGCGTCATCGTTGTGCCCGAACGCCGGGTCGAACCCCTAGCGATTGATGTGCTCGGCAACTTGACAGCCGGAACCAAGCTTGCCGATCTAGTCTTTGTCGGGTTCCCCATCGCGGCTCCGGTTCCCGGAACCGAATTCACCGACGACTTCACGGACGAATGGGGGCCGCCGGTACCGGAATTCACCGGCTACGACGTGGTCCTGACCTCGGATGCGGGTGGAAGGGTGGCGCTCCAGGGTTCATGGCCGACCGGGTACCGGCTGGTCGTCGGCTTGACCGCGCTGGGGGGTACGGCCACCCACACCGTGACTTTGCAGGTCGGCAACTTCGATCAGGTCTTCACCATCACGCTGCGCGTTACCGCCGTCAGCAGCCCCACGATCGAGAACCTTTATACCGCGCGCGTTGAGAACTACGACACGGTGCCCAGTCTGGCCAGTCAGGAAATGCACGCTGGCGTCGTCTTCAAGAAAGGACACGTGCCGACCGGCACCATCGTCCACGCGGCCGTTGATGGCAATCGGATACCCTGCCAGCTCAGCAACCGGACTTATTGGCCCGATGGCTCGCTGAAGCACGCACAGGCCCGGTGGCTGATGCCCGTGATCGCGGCGGGAACCGGTAAGGATATCATCTGGCAGCGCCAAGCCGGCACCTGGACGGCCCAGGACACCGGCATCCATACCTCTCCGACCCCGCTCGCCTCCAAAGTCGCCATTGAGTTCGCTTTCACGTCGTGGAAGGGTCGGACCCATACGAATGTGCTGACCGCCGAGAAAGGACTGAAGACCTTCAAACTGGCCAACATGGTCGCCGCCTCGAACAGCGCATGGTTCGAACCGGTCATGTCCGGTCCCGTCTGCACCGAGTGGCGCATCTCCGATATGGCCACGCTGGGCACCACCACGACTAAGGACCCCCATTTCGGCTGCTGGCTCTACCTGCGCGCCTGGGGCGGCACCCCCGACAACCCCAAGCGCATTCAGTTTCTGTTCAAGACGATCTATGGGTGGCAGACCAACGTCGAGGCCGATCAGCAGGGCATCCAGTTCAGCGCCGATGTCCGAGTCAACGCCACAACCCTGCGCGGCGTCACCAATGGAAACGGAGCCTGGACGAACGTCAGGTCATCCAAGGGGTGCTTCATCGCCTCGGTCGGTTCTGAAGGAAAAATGGACTGGTTCGATCTTCAAGCCAACCAAGTTCATAACCCGCCGAAACTGGTGTACCGCCACAACGTTCCGTATGGCATCGAAAGCCGGATGTTCGCGCCTTTGGATGTCAACAATCCGGCATTCAGCACGCTGATCACCACGCCTCCCGGCTACGCCCCGATGCGGCGCGGTCTCTTGCGCCACAACCAGTCCGATGTCGGCGATGCTGAGATGATCACGTGGGGCACCAGCAAGCCGCACGCCCGGTGCATCGCCGCTCATGCCCGCGCCACCGCGGCCCAACTCGCCAACCACGAGCAGGCCATGCGGGTAACGGCCTGGGGTATGGGCGCTATGCACGGTCAGGGCTACAACCGGACGACCCGCAAGATCCTTTGCTACCTGCCGCCCACCCGCAATCCGGATTCCGCGCTGTTCGGACCGAGCATCTGGACCACCGCTGATCCTCCAGCCATCGTGCAAAAAGCCAATGGCATTGAGATGAATCCGGGGGTCATCAACGGGGTCGTGCAGGAAACCGGCATCACCAATCTGGACGCCGCGCACTTCCCGCAGATCAATCTCTGGACCTACCTGAGCGAGGGCGACCAGCACTTCCTGGACGCCCTGTACATGGAGGCAACCCTGCCGGGGGTCTTCACAGAACCCAATCACGGCCGCTGCATGACCATTGACTGGCTGAGCACGCCGTGCGGTGGCATGAATGCGTTGGGTCAGGTCCGCGCCGTCTCGCACAACGCGCGTTGCATCCTGCATGCTTTCGCGATGGGAAACCCAGCGGACGCAAACTACAAACTGGTTAAAGCGTATAAAGAGCATTGGGTTGAGATCGATCGAATCCAACCTTACCAGTCCGGATTCTGGCGCATCGCCGGCGGCCAGAATGGCAACAACGTCCTCGACGGCCGGCGCTATCTGGACACCCACCTAAAAGAGAACGGAACGGCTCATGGCGGTTACGCAACCTGGATGCATAATTTTGGTGTTGATGCGCTTTCGGTTGCTTACGGCCTCTGTGAGGACCCGGACATCAAGCAGCAGGCGGAGTGGTGGAGTTATGTTCCGATGGTCCTGGCCGGGGGGTTTCACAATGATACCGACCCGAAGTACTATAGTCTAAAATGCGACCCTTACAAAGCAACCGTGATCGATGTTCTGATCAGCAGCGAAGGTGGGGGCGCCACTTTGCAAGACCGCCGTCCTTGGACGCCGGGACAATGGAGTAATATCAACCTAGCCTGTACCTACAGGACAGACAATCAAACCATCGCCCTCACGAGTCCTGGGTGGGATACGACCGCGGCACAAAATGGTTGGGTGATCACACCGACGGGCATTACGGATCCAAACAACTATCTTAGGTTCATAGACCGGACTAAAATTCCGGCCGGGTTAACGATCGGCAACCTTTACTATTCGGTTCAGGCATCCTCTAACACAATAAAACTTGCGCTTTCACCCGGCGGGCCTCCCGTGACCTTCAACACGGGGGGTGTCAATATCAATGGCAATTGCATCGTGAACTCCCTGTTTGGGGTTCCAGGCCACACGTTCCGGTCGGCGAGCCAATTTCAGCCCGACGCCAACAGCTACTTTGTCCATGTGATTTCAGCCCTAGACTTTCACCAATGGTTCGTGGCGCCCGACGATGCCCGCATTCGACTTGCCCGCAACAATCTTCTGTCCCGCAAGGATGCTTTCCCCGGCAGCGGCTATGACGTCCGCGGCAAGACCATCGTGCCGCGTTAAACCTGTGCAGAAACAACACAAGTCATGTTATCTTTCGTATAAACACCGTTCAGTATAATTCTTTTTTAGACGCAATCCGGTAAGATGAACGCCCTTGTCACCAATCAATAAAGATTTTTGGGGGACTCCATGGCGACCATCCACGGCAAGAAAAACGCTACCGTACACGGCACCAAATCCGACGATAATATCTACTTGTCGGGGAAGTCAAACGCCTATGGCGGTGCCGGCGACGACCACATTGAGGGTAGTGACGGCAACAACAAGATCTACGGGCAGGACGGTGACGATTTCATCGACCTCGCCGAGGGCGGGCGTGACAGTGCCTGGGGCGGACGCGGCGACGACACGCTCTGGGGTCTTTACAGTGGCGGCCCCTTGAAGCTGTACGGCGATGCCGGCCAGGATTTCCTGCTCGGGAGCGGCGGCGACGATTTTCTCAACGGCGGAGCCGGAAACGATTCCCTATTCGGCAACGGTGGTAAGGACACCGCGCGCGGCGGTACTGGGGATGACACCTTCTTCATCGGCGGAATCCATGACGAGGTGTACTATGGTACCAGCCGGTTCGACGGCAATGCCGGCCGGGACACCCTGGCCTTTGACATTGGCAGAAACCCTGAGGTCTGGATCACCGGGGAAAGCAAGGGGCATCTCACCACCCAGAATTTTGATACGGGGGAGTCCGAGGTCAGGCTCGTCTTCACCGGCACCAACGTGATCACGACTGAGGGCAGCAGCGAACCGGTTTCTCTCATCTATCACGGCGGCGACAGCGATAACACCGTGATCGGCAGCTCGCCGGATGATATGTTTATCGCCGGGAAGGGCAGTGAGACCTTCACCGGTGGCGGTGACTCGGGTGGGGGCAACGACTTCGTCTTCGACTTCCTCGCGTTCGACCCGAATCATCCAAACGAATTGCCGATGGGTCACGACGTCATCACGGACTTCGATTCCATCACCGACGGCCCAGGGGACGGTATCGACACTCTGTCGTTCCGGGGCGGCGAAGGACAGATGACGACGACAGCCGTCGAGCATGACGGCATCACGACCTATACCAGCACCGACAACGATGGTCATGTGCTCCATATCCTGGACGTCAATGCGGTTGGACTGGGCGACTGGTGGGTTGTTTAACTTTCTAGCGACAAAGCATCGCCGTTGAAGACCGCTCAGTTGCCTGGGCGGTCTTTTTTTTGAGATCACGCTTTAAGCCAACTCATAGGAGTTTGCAGATGGCTGTCCTGAATCCCAAAAACGCTCCCTGGAATGCGAAGGGGGACGGAAAGGCTGACGACCAGAAGGCCCTGCAAGCCTGCTTCAACGCGGCCAAGGCGGGTGGGCATAGCGTCCTGATTCCGGCCGGGACCTATAACCATAGCTCCGTTCTCACGATCGACAGCATCAAGGTTTCCGGAGTCAATGGCAAGCCGGGGGATGGCCCGGTGACGATGCTGTACGCGACGGACCGCCGCGCTCGCTCGATCGAATTGAAAGGCGTTGGTCCGGAACTCACGAAAATGCGCGTGCACAGTTGGCCCCAGACCCGGCAAATCGATGGTGGAGCCCCTCCAGAAAAGTCGGGCGTGCGCGTTCGCTACGGAACACGCAATTTTCGGATCACGCACATCTGGATTGAGGGCGACAACAAGAAGAATAGCTTAAAGAACATCGGTGGCATCTTTGTTCAGGGCTCTACCAATGGGTATATTGCCCGAAATACGATCATGTACACGGTCGCCGATTCGATTCATACCACGACATCCCGCTCAACCTACCCGTCGCGCAATACTATTGTCGAGTATAACTATATTTGGCAAAGCGGGGACGATTGCACTGCCTTTGTTGGCTACGGTTACAACTTTATCCAGGACTGCGTCAGCCGGTACAACTATGTTGGTGGCAACCGGGGTGGGCGCGGTATTACTGGGATTGGAACGAAGGGCCTCACCGTTCTTGGCAACTTCGTCGAGGGTGGCGGAAACGAACGCGCCGGTATTTTGGTCGCGTCTGAGCCCAATTGGTGGTCAGCCGGCAATCAGGATACTCTTGTTAAGAACAATACGGTTTATCGGGCCGGCGGTAGCGGCCAGTTGACTCAGGTGTTGAAAGAAGAACATGATAAAACCACAAGGCATGCGGCAATTCTTATTGTTGGCAATACTGGCACCCACGCAAATCAACTTTCGAAGAGCATTCAAGTTATCGACAATCAGGTTTTTGAATCCAAACGGTGGGGTCTTGAAACGCTTGGTGGGTCCGCTGTTCGCGGTGTAACAGCCAAGAGAAACAAGTTCTACCATTGCGCCGCAGGGGCGGTTTCTTGGTCAAAGCCCCCCGTTGGCTTAGTTGCGCCAACCAGTGGTCCTGATGCCAACAGTGGGAATTTACCCGTTTCGGATTATCCTGGCAACAAAGCCTTGGGTGGGGCGGCAAACCGCACCATTGCCGCCCAGCGCGTTGGGTGCAACACCACATGGACGGCGGATGGCGTTCAGTCTGAAGCAGACCCCCTGGTCTATCTGCCGGATAGCGTCACAGTAACCGAAGGCGATTCGACAACCATAACAGTGACCAAATCGGGAACTGGCGCCTGCTCGGTTACGGTCGCGACGTCCCCCGGCACCGCTACCCCAGGGGATTTTACCGCGATCCCGCCCACGGTGCTGAAGTTCGCGAAAGATCAGGAAACTCAAACCGTCACCCTTCAGACCACGGCTGACTCTTTGGTCGAAAAAAACGAAACCGTCCGTTTGGTTCTGTCATCCCCCACCAACTGCACGCTTTCGAACGAGACCTGTGTTGTTACGATTGTTGACTCAACCGTTAAAGTTCCCGATAACCCGGTTTCGCTCCCCTGGCCTGCGCGAACAGCATTCGACTGGACAGTCCATCTCGACAAGGACTCGCGTCGAACCTTTGCCGGTGACGATGTCGTTGGCAAACACATTCGCGTCATCCCAAAGGCCAGTGTCGATACGGACGCGGGTCTATTCTTCGATGGAGCCGCGTCGGTTACGGTGATCGGCGGCGCTTTCAAACCGTCGGCGGTGGCGTCTTCCGGCGATGCCAGTCTCTATTTTCGAGACTGCGGCGCGGTCTATCTCGAAGGGGTTCTGGTTGACAACGCGTCGATTTCCCAGGGTCATGCCGTTCTCGTCCACGCGGGTTCGGCCAAAACTGATATCACCCTGCAGAACTGCCGCTTGGTCAACGTGACGGGATCGGACAAAGGTATCCGGGGAACCATCTTCTCAACCGGCACCGCCGGCACGGGACGTGCCGGGTCAGTGCGGATTCACAATTTGACCGGTAGCGTTGGTATCGGCACGCGGGGCTTCTACGTTCCGGCCGAAATCAACGGTGGCATGACAGGGCTTCTGCTGCGCAACATCAATGTTGTTCGAACTGACCCCGGCAGCGCGTTCGCTTTCTATCACTTCCTGAACAAGGCCGCTGATTTTGAGGCCAATGGGTATCCCATTGATCTCGATAACGTGTGGGGTAGCGTCAGTTCAACGCAGAAGATCGAAGCCCATGGAGTCTGGCCCAACAGTCGCGCCGGCACCAACCCGGATTTCGGCCCTGTGTTCGCCGCTGTCCGCGCGCCCGACCCTTTCAACAGCGACCAGCCCACCGCCGGCTGGCCTTTGTTGAATGACCCCGCGCGCGACTGGGAAGGCTTTGTCTGCGAGGGTTCGCCCCCCGATGGTGATTTCGTGCCAGCGGCAAAGGTTGGGTTGACCTACGTGCCCGGTATTGACCTCGTCGAGACGGGGCCGGTTTCCTCCGACCCGCCGACTAGTTCTTGATCGCACCCTAAATCAGACTGAGGAGCGTTCACCGATCTTCTAACGGTTGCCGTTTACACTTTTTGTTCGACACGGGGGATTCGCCGTGGCCTTAGTTCTTGCAAACGGCAGTTACCTGTTGCTGGTGGGAAACGGCAAACTGCTGCTCGATGGTGATATAGGAGCCATCAGCCATGCCTTGGCGCCAAGTTGGCGGACCGTCAACTTCGGCAACGGCACCGGCACAGTGACCTGGACCAACCCGCTCGACCCCAACGAATTGAAGAACTACACCATTGACTGCTCCGTCGAAATGGACGGGATCTCCAACCGGATCGCCTCGGTCAGCCTCGTCCTGTTGCCGCTCGCCGTCGCTGCCGGTTTGCGGATCTACGGCATCACCAACGACATGACCAACATCACGGTCTGGTTCCAGATCGACGAAGATGAACGCAACCATCCGGGATGGGAGCCCCCTGGCGAAATCCACACCCTGCTCTGCACGGTCAACGCCATGGACGGCCAAATCTTCGAGCGCACCATCGGCTTGCCCATCCGCCGACTGGGCCAATCCCTCTGATACATCCCGAGCATCGAAAGGAACCGTTCCCGTGGATCTGGAAACCCTCGCGGCGGAGATAGACTCCGATCCGCTTAACCTCGGCTATGCCGAGATGGCCGACAGCGCCGTGGCTGATACCCTCAACGCCCCAACCCGCCCCGGCAAGAGGGCAGTGTCGGCCTCGGAAGTTCGCAGCCACGTGTTGCTCAAGGGCCTGTGGCCGCGCATCCAGGCCGTCACCGCCTCGGAGGACCCGATCCTCCGGGGATCGGCCATCACCATTCTGCAAACCCTGGCGCCCAATTCGTTCGACACCATCCGAATGAACGATCCGGAGATCGCCACCGCCGTGTTCAATTTGCTCTCGACCATGGTTGTCGCCGGCGCCATGACCGAACAACAGCGTGATGACATGGTCGCGCTGGGGGATACCCAGATCAGCCGGGCCGAGGAAATCGGTCTAACGCGGGTCCATCATCTCGATGTCGCCGCGGCCCGCGCTCTGAACGTGGCCCCTGACAATGGCTAACATTCAGCCAGTCTATGCCGCCACCGCCACCACCCTCACGGTTTCCGGCCTTCTCGGACTTGCCAACGGTTCCTCCGCCACCTCTGCGAACGTTACCAACACTGCCTACCTCGACGTGCTGATCTTCGCCCAGATCACGACAGGCTCTGGGGCGCTGGCCACTGGGGTCATCGAGGTCTACGCTGCGGGGTCGGCCGACGGTGTCTATTTCGACACTGTCGGCAACGACAAGTGGATCGGTACCATGCCCCTGGTCTCCGCCGGCACCCAGGTCGTCAACCGGGTCATGTCGATTGCTTCCAGTTTCGGCGGCACCCTGCCGCCGTTCTGGCGGATTCGCTTTCGCAACAGCACCGGGGCGGCCTTCAACGGGACGGGCTGCTCTGCCAGTTACCGGGGCGTTTCGGCGCAGACGGTCTAGGCGGCAATGGCGTTCCTGCTCATTCCTGGACGCTGGCGCCGTCAGCCGTCCGGTCCGACCATCCTGAATCAGAACCACCCGCTGGCGCGCGGTCTGGTGTTCGGCACGGTGGGCGGTGCGCACGGCAATCCGGACCTGATCGGCGGACTGCGCTCGCATCCGCTCGGCACGTCCGAGATGAAGACCTTTACCAACGGCGTCGGATTCTGGTCACCGTCAACGACTGGAAACGGTTGGTGGACGCCCTATAACACAGACACCTTCCGGACCATCGGCAACGAGTTTACAATCGCCTGCGAATTCGTCGCGGAAACGCTCGGCGATTCGTCCCGCATCATCTCGGTGCCGAAGAACAACTCATCTTTCACCGCGCCGGCGGTTGTCATGGCCTTGCGGCGGGTCACGAACCAGACCCTCGCCATGCTGGAGATCGGCACAGCCACGGGGAGCCCGGAAAACTGCTCGTTTGAGTCGGCGGTGTTCTCTGGCACCACCTCGTCCTACGTCGCCACCCGCAAGGGAGCCACCGCCACCCTGCGCCGCAACAACGTCCAGCTCGACATCATCGGAACCAACTACTTCACCGCGTCGAGTGTGGTCGGATACGGTACCGCGACGTCGGTCGTCTATATGAACCGGTCGGACACCATCACCGGCAGCGGCACCGGCGGCGGCATCCTGTACTGCTACATCTGGAATCGGGCGTTATCGGACGCAGAACAACGCCTGATCACTGACGCTCCCTATGATTTTCTCGAAACGCCGCTCCCCCCGTCAACCTACTATCTGCCGCTTCTGAGTGTTCCCCCCCACCCTATAGGCACCATCGGCCTTGCTCTTCCCGTTCCAACCGTTCAGGCAAATTCGGCCCAACCGGATGAGTCTGAATTCGGCATGGAATTCAGCTACGAGTTTAGTACAGAATTTGACATCGCGCCGACGGTTACGGCAGACGTCAGTCTTGTCGTCCAACCCCGCGTTGCCGTTCAAGCAATTGCCCGCCCCATTGGCAACAACGGGGACATCCAGGCTACGCTGGGAAGCCCCACCATCAGCGTAACCGCGGATACCGGTCTCCCCCTACAGAACCTTGCGGTTTCGATTCTTCTGCCGTCCCCAATTTTTGCGACCGAAGCCCAACCGTTCCCGCCCCTTCGCAGCAGCGACGTGCAGATCGCTCTTCCCTCGGCAACTGTCGCCGTCGTCTCCACGCCAAAACCACAGTTGATGCCGGGGGCCGCAGCCATCCGGTTGCCCGACCTGACGGTGCGTGCCATCGGCGTTCCAGCCGATCCGCTGAACATTCCCAGCCTGCCCCACATCCTGGCGCCAAGTTGGCGAACGGTCGATTTCGGTACTGGTGCACAGACCGTCAACTGGGCCGCGCCGCTGGGGCCGCGCGAACTGAAAGCCTACACCATCAACTGCGACATGGAACTGACGGGTGTCGGCGCCAGCATCAGTTCGATCAAACTGCTGCCGTCTGCCCTGGCAACCCTGGTCGGTCTGCGCTTCTATGCCCGCACCAACGATGACCGCAATGTCACGGTCTGGCTCTACATCGATCCTGATGACCAAGACAAGAGCAACTGGAACCCACCGGGCGAACTGCACACCGTGATCTGCACCATCACGACCAACCGCGGACAGGTCTTCGAGCGCGAGATCGGCGTGACGGTCAGGAAACTCGGCTACCCAACAAGCTAAAGGAGAGCGCGGATGGTTTTTCATGTGCCCCGGCTGGACCGCGCCGGCACCGCAGACAGCGGACGCCGAACCATCATGATCGGCGATCGGGCGGTGAGCGCCGCCCTAGGCCCGCTCAGCGCCGACGATGCCGCCCGCTACCGGGCAACCCATGAAATCTATGTCCGGGGCGACGTCACGGTCAAAGCCGGCACGCGGATCGACTTCGACGGCGCGACCTACCGGGTCATCGCTGTGACCGACCCGAAGGCCGGCAATCCCGACATGAAGGGGCGCTACCGTCGTCTGATCTGCGCCGCCGTTTAACCCGTATTGGGCCTTCCGGCCTGCACTATCCGATTCGCCAGGCCGCCTTTCGGGCGGCTTTTTCATTGGAGTCACAATGGCCACCAAACTGTCCCCGTCCGGGGCTGATACCCTGCTGTCCGGACTGAGCACTGCGCTGAACAGCGGCATCCTGCGGATCTACTCCGGGAGCGAGCCGGAAACCGCCACGACCGCCCTATCGGGCAATACCCTGTTGGCGGAATTGACCTTCAGCGCCACCGCCTTCGGCACACCTTCGACGAGCGGTTCCAACCGGGTGATCACCGCCAACCTGATTGCCTCCGACACCAGCGCCAATGCTGAGGGTATCGCCACCTTCTTCCGGGCGCTGAAGTCAGACGGGACCACCATCATCCTGCAGGGCGCGGCCGGTGACAGCGCCGAACTGGTCATGACCGGACCGGGCGTTAACCCCTATCAAGTCTATCTCGGCGGTCCGGTCGACATCCAGTCTTTGACCGTCGCGATGCCGGTCTAAGCGGTCGACTGCCTTCCCTGCTCCGCTCTCTTCCGTCAGCCGCCCTTTCCGGTGGCTTTTTTTATGTCTGGAGATCCGCCATGGCCATGAAGATCACGAACGCCACCGCTGATGCGATGCTCAGCACCATCGCCACGTCCCTCAACACCGGCTACATCCGAATCTATTCGGGAACCGAGCCCGCGACGGCCAACGCTGCCCTGAGCGGCAACACCCTGCTGGCCGAACTGCGCTTCGGTGCGACGGCGTTTGGGTCGGCATCGGCCAGTGGTGCCGACCGGATCATCACAGCCAACGCCATCACCCAGGACAGTGGTGCCGACGCGGATGGAACGGCAACGTTCTTTCGGGCACTGCAGTCGGACGGGACCACTGTTGTTTATCAAGGAACGGTCGGAACCAGTGGCCAACAGCTCAACCTGTCCGCAACCAACATTGTCACCGGCGGTGTCGTCTCGATCTCCTCGGTCACCATTACCATGCCGACGGCCTAGTCGGTTCTGATCTGTCCATCGACGACCCTGATGTCAGGGTGACGTCAGGTCCGCTGTCCTGCGCGCGAAGAGGCTGGAACGTAAGCAATGGCTGAAATCAAAACCCTGTATGGCTCGGTCCAAACCCTGACAATTACGGGCCTGACGTCGCTGGCCAATTCCTCCTCCGCAACATCGCCGACCGTGAGCAACGCGACAACCAACTACCTTGATGTTCTGGCGGAAATCCAGGTGACGACGCTGTCTGGCGCGACGGCGACGGGCTATGTCGAGATCTGGCTGAAGGGCAGTGTCGATAACACCGATTTTGATGATGATGTCAACGATAAATGGGTGGGCACGATTTCTCTCGCGGCGGCGGGCGTGCAAACGCGCAAACGCGTTGTCAGTCTGGCCGCGGGGTTTAACGGCTCCATGCCGAACTACTGGCAACTGCGAATCCGCAATATGACGGGAGCAGCGCTCGACGCAGCAACCGCGACGACGGTTGGATGGCAGGGCTTGACCGCCCAGACGGTCTGACACACCGATGGCCCTGATCTTTCCAACCCGCTGGCTTCAGCAGCCAACCGGCCCGGTCGAGATCGACTGGTCTCATCCGCTGACGCGCGGGTTGGTGTTCTATGCCCTCCCCGGACAGAGAGGAGCCCCAGAACTCGTCAATCGTTCCCTGCCAACTTATATCAACGCCGCTCAGATAGCCGCCGGCCCCAGTGGAGTTGGATTCAACTCCATTTCCACGATTTCGGTCGGCGTCGCTTATGGTTACAGCGCTCAAACCGTTGGTACCATTACGACCGCGTTTACGGTTTCTACCCTCGTCGATATCCGGTCGTCAGCGAGCAACGGCCGTCTTGTTCATCTTCCCTATTACAGTACCGAACATGCGATCCCCTATCAGCCTATCTCACTGACTCGGGATAGTTCGACCACCCGAATTTCTCTGCAATATGCTTATGGCGTGGCGAACAATCCGAGAGCCGCGATTTTTGAAAATGGCTCATTTCCCACGGCGAGTTCCCAGCATCTTATCGCAACCCGGTCGGATACGTCGGCGACTCTCCGTCTGAACGGTGTCTCAAAATCAACGACATCGAACACGTTTGACAGCGCTCCGATTCTCTTTGGTGCGGACAAAACCGTCATCTTGATGAATCGCAATGTGGTGGCTTACGGGGATGGGACAAACGGAACGTGTTACTACGCAGCGATCTGGAACCGTGCGCTTACAGCCGAAGAGCAGATCTCTCTCAACAAAGCCCCGTATCAATTTCTGAGACCGCTGCAACGCAAACTTTATTCTCTTCATACGTCCACCACAGAGATTACCGGCACATCGGCCGGAACCCTACCCAAAGCCACGACCGCCGCTGTTGGGGCATATGAAGCGCCAAGCTATACCGGAAGTTCCAGTGCTACTCTTGGGACGATCCGGTCGACGGCGGCTGGCACCCGGATCCTTCCAGAGCGAACGGGTTCATCGGCGACAGCCCTCTCTCAAACAACGTCGGTTGCGGCCGGAACTCGAACCCTCCCCGAGCGAACGGGTTCGTCGGCAGCGTCCCTTGCCCAAACAACGTCGGTTGCTGAGGGCACGCGTACGATTCCGGACCGGACAGGTCTGTCAGCGGCGAGTCTTGCGAAGCTTGCCACCGCAGCAGCCGCCAGCCGGACAATCCCAGATCGCCTTGGGACTGCCGCAAGCATTCTGCAAATTGGGACGACGGTGGCAACCGGTGCCCGGACGATTCCGGAACGGACGGGAACCGGTTCGGCCGAGCTTTCATTTTTGGCAAGTGTTGCTGCGGGCGCGCGCACAATTCCGGACCGGACAGGTCTGTCAGCAGCGAGTCTTTCCAATTTAACAACCGTTGCAACCGCCAGCCGGACAATCCCAGACCGTCTGGGTACCGCTGCAAGCACTCTAAAAATCGGGACAACGACGGCAACTGGCACTCGGACCATCCCGGATCGGATGGGAACCGGTGCAGCCGAGCTTTCGCTCCCGGCAAGTCTTGCTGCGGGACAGGTATTTCTGCCCAGCATCAGCGGTTTGTCGACTGCGCGGCTGTCAGCTCTTGGCACCGTTGCAGCCGGGTCGCGTACGCTTCCGGATATTGTCGGCACGATCCAATCCCAGACCCCCACGCTCAGTCACAGCGCCACCGGCGCGCGTGGAATCGGCGGGCTGGATGGACTCGTTGAGGGGCGTTTGGCCGCCCTACAAGCGTCAGCCACGGGTGTTCGGGAAATTCCCGACCGGTTGGGCGTCGTCGCCGGTGTCTTGCCAAAGATGGTCGAAACGGCGACCGGTGACCGAACGATTCCTCAACGGACAGGAAGCGGCGCTGCGGCAATCCCGCATCTGACGACCGCTTCCGCTGGGCAGGTTTTCGCGCCCGGAATCAACGGTACTGCGTCGGCCCGTCTCCCGCTTTGCCAAACCGCGGCGTCGGGATCACGGACGGTCCCGGATCGGCTTGGGCAATCGGCCGCAGCACTCCCGAAAGCCCAGTCGGTGGCCACCGCCACGCGGAGCGTTCCGCCGATCGATGCGACCGTCGCCGTTACGATGGCGCCTCTTATTGGGATGGGGACAGGTCTTTCTCTCCCCCCTAATTTGTTTGGCACCAGTGCAATCCTTTTGCGCGCGGCCAATCACAACGCAGAAGGATCCCGCAGTCTCCCTATCCGCTCCGGGGTTTCGGCTGCGCATCTCAGGCTTGTCGACCATGATGCCTCCGGGGTCCGGACGATTCCGGACGGTGAGGCTACGGTTGTCATCATGCTGCCGATGCTCACAACGGCAGCCGTGGGCAACTACATCGTGTATGGCGCGACCGACATTGTGCAGCAGGTCTCGCTGATTGGATCAGTCCGATACCAGGTCGACCTAACAGGCGAGGTCACCCCAACAACCAGCCTGACGGCTCGCGTGGAGGTTGCATGAGTTTCGAGATGTACCAGGGCGATACGAAAAGGCTGAATTTCACGATCACCGACGCAACAACCGGGGATGTTTTTGATATCACCGGCGCGACAGCGCGGTGGCAAGCCTCTCGTGCCAAGACTGTTGGTTTTTCGAGTACCCCGCTCTTGACCAAGACGGAAGAGGCGGGTCTTGAAATCACGGATGCGATCGGGGGCGCGGTCACGGTCGTGCTAGACCCCGAGGATACTCTCAACCTGTCGGGCAATTTCTATCATGAACTTGAAATCACCGACGCGACCGGTGATGTCGCAACCGCCTATACCGGCACCTTCACAGTCAAGAAAGCCTTGATTCGCCCGCCGGCCTGAGAATACGTGCTTTCCCCTTCTGCCCCCTATGTGATGGAGAAACCCGATGGACCTTATCAGCCTCATTGTCACGCTTGTCGTGGTGGGGGTCGTCCTCTGGCTCATCAATGCCTACGTGCCGATGGACGCCAAGATCAAACGAATTCTGAACATCGCCGTGGTCGTTCTTGTCGTCCTGTGGCTCCTGTTCAGCGTCTTGGGCATCACGCATCTCGGCAATATCCGAGTCGACTAAGAGCGTCCATCCTTCCGCTTGTTCGGTTCTCGCCACCTGAGACCGCCTTTTGGGAGGTTTTTTATGCCTGGAGCTTTCGCATGACCATCCAGACGATCGCCACCCTCAAGACCAACATGCCGATTGGCGTGTCCGGAGCGATCACGGCGCAGGACCTGCACGACCTGATCGACACCCTGGAAGACCGGACCATCCAGGCCAACCTGACCAAGACCGCCAGTTACACCGCCACCGCCGCTGACAACCGGCGCCGGATCGTCTTTAACTCGTCCGGTGCCGTCACCCTGACACTTCCCAATTCCCTCCCGGACGGATGGGAATGCGGAATCGTCCAGATGGGGGCTGGACAGGTTACGGTCGCGGTCGCCGCCAGCGGTGCCCTGCTGTCGCGCGGTGGGCACAGCAAGACGGCCGGACAATATGCCCAGGCTTATGTTTTCGTCGCTTCCAATGCCAGCGGCACCGCCGCTCAGGTCGTGCTCGGCGGTGACACCGCAGCATGAGCATGATGATGCATACCGCGACGGGGTCGCGCCGTCGGACCTCCGTGGAGCCACCGGTTGAGCCGGAAACCCCACTCGACGTCACCGCTTGGTACGTTGCGACCAACGGCAGCGACGGCGCCGCAGGCACCCAGGGGGCACCCTTCCTGACGGTATCCAAAGCCGTTGAGATGGCTTCGGCTGACCCCAGCCGCAAGACGATCTACGTGCGCGGTGGTACCCACCGCTTCACCACGCACATCGACATGGCCGCATCATCCGCCGATCTCACCATCGCCGGTTATCCCGGTGAGACGGCTGTCATCAGCGGCGGTGAGCGGCTGACTGGATTCGCTTCGGAAGGCAGCGGTCTCTACTCGGTCAGCACGACCATAACCTCACTCGATCTCGCCATCGGCAACAAGCGCCAGCGGGTGGCTCAGACCGGCGTTCTCGATCCGGCCGATCCCTACCACACCGGATTTCTGCTGGCGGACGCGGTGGCTACGCCCAGCACGACCCAGTTCCGCTTCCGCGACACCGACGTTCCCGCCGGACTGGTCCAGGCGGGTCTGATGGCGCAACTCCCCGGCATGTCCCCGATCGACACCAACGTCATCAATGTAACCACCCTCAAGCCGGTTTCGGCGATCGACTATACCAGCAAGACCATCACCCTAACAGCGGCCGACACCGGAGCCGAAACGGTCAAGACCGGATCGGTCTACCGGTTGCTCAACCACGCGAGCCTGATCCGGAACACCCGCGAATTCGGTTGGCGGGCGTCCGATGGCAAACTGGTTGTTAAGCCGGAATCCTACAACTTCCAGTCCCTTGGAGTCATGGTGCCGCGCGTCCAGTCCCTGTTCCAGATGGACGCCGGAGCCGACAACGTCACCTTCTCCAACCTCACGTTCGCCGACGTGCGCTGGGATGGCGCGGCTGTCTACCTATCCGGCGCCGTGGGTGTGCGATTTGGTGGGTGTCGTTTCCTCAACCTCGGCACTGGTATCCACATTTCGTCGGGGAACAACACGCTTATTGCCGGCAATACTTTCGAAGGCACGGCGGGAGACGCGCTCTATATTGGCACGAACGTGTCCGGAACGACAATCTACGCCAACACCTTCCGCGACGTGGGTGAATTCGGCTCCGGCTCGGCGCTATACTGCCAGGACACCAGCAACACGAAGGTGGTCTACAACGACGTTTATGGCGCCGGTCAGTACGCCTTCAGTTTCAAGGGGGCGGGCACGGGCCATACAGCCTTCACCTGTTCCAACAACTTTATCACTCGCACCAACCGCCGGGCTTATGACACCGGTGCTATTGAATTCCTCAATCCCGACGACGTTGACCTGAACGCCACCGTCTCCGGCAACTACATCTCGGACGCCGGCGGCTTCGGCATCAATGCCTCGGGCACCTTGCTGGACCCGTACCGGGCATCCTGCATCTATCTCGACGATCTCTCTTCCGATGTCACGGTCACCAAGAATTTCCTGCGCGGCGCCACCTGGGGACAGGTCTTTATCCACGGTGGCGACGATAACGTGATCGAGAACAACTTTCACATCATTCAGCCGCAGGATCTGTACGTTTCGACCCTGCACGACAACGGGGACCTGACCGGCAACGTCAACCCGGAACGCAACAGCTTCCAGAAGAACATCTACTACTCAACCACCGCGCGCACCGGAACCCTGTGGAACGTGGACGGGCTTGGCGCCGACAACGTCATCAACAACAACATCTACTTCAATCTTCCTCTGCTCAGCGGCTATGACGCCGACTCGCAGATCGCCGACCCGCTATTTGCGGACTTCGGGGCGGATAGTTTCGTTCTCCAGGGAACGTCCCCGGCCTTTGCCAAGGGCATCGTCGACCTGGAATGGTCCCGGATGGGAACCTATGGGTATACCGAGTCCGCCGCTACCACCGAAACACTGCCGCGCTTCTGGTCCTCTTGGGCCGACGCGCCGTTCCTTGACCTGAACTATCAGACGCACGTCGCCCTGTACGGGGTGGAAACGTTCAGCCGACCCTCCGGTGCCACCTACTTCAACAACCGTGGACGGCTCGTTGAGGCAAACGGGAATCAGCCAAGGTTCAACTTCAATCCCGCGACACAAGAGCCGCTTGGACTGCTGCTGGAGGACGCTACCACCAACCTGCTGGCGAACAGCAGCGATTTGACCAGCGCCGCCTGGGTCAAGAACAACACCACGGCATCGTCCGGCGGCGGGATCGGTCTGGATGGGGCCAATACCCTGTCGGTTCTGACCAAGACATCGGAACAAGGGACGGTTACCCAGGAACTGGAAACCTTCCCGGTGAATTCCTTCCTGACAGCAAGCGTCTACTTAAAGAAAGGCACGCTGGACGATTGGGTCTATCTCAATATGGGCGACCGCTACGCCTGGTTCAATTTGGCGACCGGAACCACGGGAACGATGATTGCGGGCGGCACCAACATCGTGTCGGTTGCCACATCGATGACCTCCATGGGCGGGGGCATCTACAAGTGTGTCTTCACCGTCGCCACCACCGGCATCACCGACTCTTATCTGCGAATTGCCGGTGACGTCAGTGACCAGGGTTTTTGGGGGACTGTTGGAGCGACGGTGTTGCTGGCCGGCGCCCAGGTTGAGGCCAAGGATCATGCGACATCCCTGGTCCTGACAACGACGGAGCCGGTCACCCGTGCCGCCGACACGTTGTACATCACCAGCACCGAGGTTCCGGACCTTGCTTTCGCCGATGCCGAGGGAACCGTCATCGCCGACATTGCCCTGATCCAGCCAGTTGATTCATCCGCCGCGACCATCGTATCGATCGATGACGGTGATGCCAGCGCCGCCACCTCGGACCGCGTCGAGATTTCCCGGACCGCAAGCGGGGCGTTCCAGACCAGCATCGTAACGGCCGGCGCTTCCCAAATGTCCATCTCCGGCAGTTCAATCCCCCAGAATACCGACGTCCGCCTGACCGCGGCCTGGAAGGTCAACGACGCAATGGCGTCGGTCAACGGCGCGATCATCGGCACAGACACCTCCGTCACCGTACCAACCGGCCTGAACCGGATCAATCTCGCCGCTCGGTCCGCCGCCGACAGTGCCGTCGCCTCCGGTCACTACCGACGCGTCCGGGTGTATGGAAAGCGCATCACCGCCTTCCCGACCTGATCGCGCCAACCGGGTTCCGCACCCAACTCTCTCCGCAACCTCATTCCGGCAGGTGGACCGTGGCTTTTATCGTGGAAGACGGCTCGGGTCTATCCGAGGCGAACTCTTATGTCTCGGTCACCTGGGCCGATTCCTACTTTGCGTCCAGCATGGATCGTGATGACTGGGATTCCCTCGACCTGGAAGATAAGCAGGCCGCCCTGATCCAGGCGACGTCGATCATCGATGACTTCTGGGAATTCAACGGTGTCGTTCTGCGCTACACCCAGGCGCTCCAGTTGCCACGCTATGGCATGCCGGACCGCTCCGGACGAAGCATGATCCGGAGCAACGAAATCCCCATGGCCGCTCGCCAAGCGACGGCAGAACTGGCTCTGTTCCTGCGCCGCCAGCGGGATAGCGGCGTTACCGAAGTCGTTTCAGCATCGGACGGTGATGTGTCCAAGGTTGAGATTGGTCCCATCGCCGTTACCATGGCCGGGTCCTCGTCGTCGTCCGGGTCGTCCTCATCGGTCACCACGGCACCGCTGCTGATGCCGCGCTCCGTCTATATGAAACTGCGCGGTCTTGGCATGCCGCGCTACGGCTACGGCTCCGGGAGACTTGTCCGATGAGTTTGCTCACGGTTGTTAAAAACGGTCTGGACAAAGCCTGGATATTACTCGGTGACCTGATCCGTCCGGTTACCTACCGCCGCATGGAGCGCGCCGCTTACAATCCGGAGGCCCCCCAAAACGTCACCGTGACGGAAACCACCTTGAAAGCAGCCCTGGTCGAATACGCTGTCAACCTGATCAACGGTACCGATATCCGGGCCGGTGACCAGATGTGCATTCTTCGCGCCCGCGATCTGTCCTTCGAACCCCGGCAGGGCGACACGATCATCGACGGCTCCGACACCTGGACCGTCGTGAGAGTTGGCGGCGACCGGCGTATTTACTGGCATCTGACCTTGCGAAAATAGGCTCGGTCAATTTTGACCGCTGATACCGTACAAGGTCGTGACAAGTCATTTTAGGCATGTTATTTGACAAACCCAGCGGAACTGTTTGTAAAATCGGCGCCCGATGACCTTTGGTGCCTTTTCCATGTCTGCGAGACGCCATGTCCCTGCGAAGCTTTGGCCTCAAGCTTGACAGTTTTGTCAATACTGTCAAGGAAGCTCATGCTGAAACTGTCCGCTCGGTGGCTCAGGTCGCGATCACGGAAGTTGTCCGGCTTACGCCGATCGACACCAGCCGGGCGCAAACCAATTGGGTGCCGACCCTCAACGCACCCTTTCTCGGCGAGGTGCCGTTCTCTGAGGGACACCGAGGCTCTACCGCTGGATCAGCGTTCACTGCCACCCAACGCGCCATGGCCTTGGTGCGCAACCAGTACCGGTTCGGTGACAGCATCTACATTCGGAACAACGTGCCCTACATTGAAGAATTGGAATCCGGCACGCGGAGTGCCCAAGCTCCCAGCGGTATGCTTAAACTGACAGTTCAGGCCATCAACATGGACCTCAAGAAAGAATGACCCCCGACGAGGCCGCCACCCTGTTGGAGAGCACCTTCAAGCTCAACTGGGCCAACGCCACGCCAGTTGTTTGGGACAACACCGTTCCACCCTCACCGCCGACCGTCTGGGTGCGTTTCACCGTTCGCCATGGCGCTTCGCGGCTGCGTTCCTGGACCGGATTAACCAAGACCTACACCCGCGCCGGCTACGCCTTTTTGCAGATCTACATCCCGCTTGGCGAGGGGTTGAAGCAAGGCCGTACCCTGGCGCAGTCCGCCCGGCGCATCTTCGAAGGCAAGAGCTTCAGCGGTCTGGACTGTCTGACCACCGACGTCGAAGAGGTTGGCAATGTGGCCGACGGCGACTTCCAGATCAATGTTTCCATCAGTTTCCGCTACGACGAAGCCGTTCCGGGTTAATCCTAGGGCGGCCAGACACCTGTGCGAGGGTATCATGAGCAGTACCGGCAGACCCACCCCGTGCGAAATCACCTCCCGTCTGATCACCGCCGATAAGCCGCTGGCGTCCTCCTTCAAGCCGCAGTCCTTCCTGCTCATCCCGCCTGCCGAAATCCAGGCGATGAAGAAGGAGATCAAAGACTGCCACGCTGAAATGGCGCTCATGGTGAAGGCTATGCAGAACCTGGAAGAGGAAATCAAGCGCCTGCGCGCCTTGGTTCCTGATGTCCCAAAACTCGGAATTTTTGACGACACCCCCGAATGGATCCAGCCACGTTCGCTGTTGCCGCGGGGCTTGTAGATGCCCGACACGTCGCTGATCGCCGGATACCGTCGCCTGAGTGAGCGGGAGATCGCCTCCATCAACGCGATCAAGGCCACGGAACGGGCGGTGCTTCAACTCCTCCACCAAATCCGCGACAGCGAGGATGCTGACCAGCGTTGGGTCACTATCGCGAAAACGGATATTCAGAAAGGCTTTATGGCCTTAGTCCGCGCTGTGGCTCGTCCCGAAGAATAGCCGACCTCCCCCGGTTCCCTACGCCGCCTCATCATGGGCGGCTTTTTCATGCCTGTCTACATGAGGAGTTTCCCATGGCACTGCCCAATGACGCCCAACCCGGACAAGTCGGCAACCGCGCCGTCAACCGCGCGCTCCCCCTCTCCACCTTTACGGTTGCGAACGCCCCGCCGGCCTCTGAAAACACCGGTCGCATGATCTATGTCAGCAACGGCGCCGCCGGTCAGCCCTGTCTTGCTTACTCCAACGGAACAAGCTGGCTGCGCATCCTGCTAGGCGTCGCTGTCGCTGCCTCGTAGTTCTCATGAGCGTTCGTCCAGGAGACCGCTATGCCGATGCCCAAGCCCAAGCCGCCCAAGCCACCCACCCCCCGCGCGCTGCCGTCCTACACGGTCGCCGACCTGCCCCTGGCTGCCGGCAAGGCGAACCACTTGGTGGTTCTCAAGGCTGATGACGGCACTGTTGTCAGCCTTGCCATCTCCAACGGACTGACGTGGCTGACCGTACCGGTGGCCGGTGAGGTGGTGCTGCCGCCGAAGCCGGGCGAGACACTCTGAGAAGACGCTTTTGTCGTCCGTACGCATCGCACGAACGGCCATTACTCGGATAAAGAATGGCGCGAGGTGGCGACATTTGCAGCCTTAAACAGACTCCATCACCAAACAGGAACCCCGCTTCGGCGGGGTTTTTTGTTGCCCGCCTCCAGCCGCCATACTAAGGAGTTACCGCTATGGCATTTAACGCCCAAGGCACGACTATTGCCAGAGAAAGCGCCACCCCAGGAGCGTATGTCACCCTCGCCGAGATCCGGTCCTTTACCGGCCCTGGGGGTCAGTCTGCGGTCATTGACGCAACAACCCTTCAGAGCACGGGCAAAGAAAAAGTCTTAGGTTTGCAAGACGAGGGACAGTTGAGCCTTGAATGCAATTTCGAGCCAGGAGATGCCGGACAGCAGGCTCTGCTTGCGGATCGCGCGGCGAGCACGAAAAAGAAGTTCAAGATCACATTTTCCGACGAAAACAATGCTACAGCAATCTTTGACGCCTTTGTCATGGGCTTCAGTGTTGCCGGTGGTGTCGATGCCCTGACAACGGCAACAATAACGTTGGAGATTTCGGGGGCTGTCGTCTGGGACTTCAACCCGTCATAGCATAAGCTTCGATGTTCGCAATTTGCGTCCACAGGCTCATTCCCCACCAAGGGCGGTCCGGATGAGCCGCCCTTTTCCTTTGCCCCATCTCCACTGAGGTACCATGCCCTTTGCCAAAGGCGATCCGGTCAATATCTTCTGGTCCGGGCGCGGCATCATCACGGACGTTGTCGGCGGCCCCAACGGTCCGCTCTACCACGTGCTGATGCGCGAACTGACTCCGCATGGTTTCCGCACCGAACTTGTCGTTGGCGATGCTGACCTGGAACCGGATGAACCGCTGCCGGTGTACGAGGTCGGTCAGATCGTCACGATTCAGGGTCGGGCTGGAACGGTTACGGGCGTTAACGGTGAGATGATCTCCGTACTGACGGAACCGGACCCCGCCGAGTATGGCGATGCCGAGCACTATCGCCATTTCATCCTGCCCGCGTGGCAGTTAACTGCGAAAAATAACGTATAGGTCCATGGCATCCCTTCCCGACAACCCGCCGCGCGGCACCGTCTTTATCGAGATTGACGGCAAATCTTATCAAATGCGCCTGAGTTGGCATGGCATCGCTCAGGTCCGTCGCTCCTATCCTGAGGGTTACAATCTCACCGATCCCGAGCATCTGGCGGTGATCATGGCCGTCGCCATGGCGGAGAAGCACCCGGAGATGACGCCGGACGTAATCATGGACCTATCACCGCCGCTGGAGAGGGCGATTGATGCGGTGACCGATTTGATCAACTTCTCCTGGTGGGGTGCGAAGACACCGCCGGAGCGTAAGGAGAAGGAGGAGGCCGAGTCCGAGGAAACTGGAAACCCTCGGAAGAAGAAGGCGACCGCGGCATAGCGCTGGCTCTGAAGACCGCCTTCCGGATCGGCATCAAGCCGAACGACTTCTGGGATCTTACGCCCAACGAACTGAAACTCTGCGTCGAAGCGGCCAACGACCGGTCGATAGCCGAGCGTGAGCGAGACTTGTGGGTGTCTTGGCATACCGCTTTCCTCCATCGGGTCGACGTCAAGCACTTTCCAAAACTGTCCGAGTTAATGGCTAAGTTGAGACCGGCCGGCAAATCGGATGACGCCAGGCCGGACCCCAAATCAGTTGGCCGTGATCTGATGAACGCGCTGCTGCAACTGCCAGCGGCGACCAAGGATCAGGCCAAAGAAGCGGCGGCTGCCGCTGTCTCGTCTCAAGACCCTTCCCTTTCTTCCGCCGAACAGGAAGCCCCGCCAGATGGCTATTGAGAACTCAGCCCATCTTGAGATCCTGATTGACGGATCGAGGGCGAAAACTGGGGCGGATCTGGTCAAGGATGCGCTGGAGAGTGTGCGTCTCAAGGCGCAGGAAACCCTCCAGGCAATGCAGGCGCTGAGCAAACAGAGCATCTCAACACCAAGGCGTGCGGCATCGGGGGCATCCGGCAGTCCCCAGTCGGAAGTCGCAGGACACGAGCGTGCTGAACGCGAGAAGACGGCGATCACCCAGCGCGAAGCGGCCAAGCGAGCAACTGTTGCGTCTACGCCGCAGTTCAATCAACTCCGGAGTGAAGTTGCCAGCCTGAACGCAGCAATTGGCCGGATCGCCATGCCGCGGATTGATGCGTCCGAAATCAATCGTCAGGTTCGTTCCGTCTCCACTGAATTGGACCGTTTGGGGGCTAAGGATCTGTCCGGCCTAGCAGACGGCGGAACTGCAGCGGTCGCGAAGATCCAAGTTCGGGTTGCCGAGTTAACGCGTCAACTCGATGAGCTGGGCAAAGCCGCGGTTCGGGCATCCAAACTGTCGGCCGAAGATTTTATCGGCCCGAGAACGCGATCACAGGCACGAACCGCTGAAGCAGAGCGACTTTCTGAGTCGCGCAAGATCCCGGAATCCTCTCCTGCCTTTGTTGGCCCCATATCTCCCCGTCAGTACCAGGCGGATATTGCGGCGCTGAGGGCGGCGGAGGAAAAAACCACCGGCGTCTTCAAGGAGCAGGCCGCCGAACGCCTGTCCGTCTGGCAACAGAGCGAACAGGAACAGCGTCGCCACAACCAACGTCTTGCGCGCGAAGCGGCACAAGCAGCCGCTGAAATGCGACGGGCCGATCGGGAACGTCAGGCTAGGGCATTTTCGCCATCCTCTCCTGCGTTCGTCGGCCCGATGCCGGAAACCCGCCGTCAGGCCACCGAGCGGATGGAGAAGAAGAAGGCGCTCAGCTACGATGCTGAGGCGTATCTTTCGAACGCCGCCAAGCGGGTAACAAAAACGATTAACGCCAAGTTTGACACGTCAGGCGCGGTTAAACAGGCAGAGCACCTGATCAGCGCTCTCGGTAGAGTTCAGTCCGCTGCCATGAGCATGAACGGCGTTCTGGCCGGCGGGGCCATGATCGTCATTGGGCGCGACATCGCCCGGACCGGCATGGCCTTTGACAGTTTGCAGAAAGGTTTGCAAAGCGCGACCGGTTCCTCTGGTCAGGCAACCATTGAGATGGAACGTCTGCGGACGGAAACAAACCGTCTCGGCATTGATCTGCTGCAGACCGGGAAGGAATACGTCAGTTTCGTTGCCGCTATCCAAGGTGGCAATGTGGACGTTGAGAAAGCCAAGGATGCTTTCTTTGCGACAGCGCAGGCCATGTCACTGCTGGGTCGTGGTCCGCAGCAAATATCCCTCGCCTTCAAAGCTTTGGAGCAATTTGCTTCAAAAGGGCAGATCATGGCGGAAGAACTGCGCGGTCAGTTGGCCGAGCAACTTCCTGGCGCCTTCAACATCACGGCTCGTGCGTTGGGCATGACGGCCGAGGACCTTGGCCGGGCGATGGAAAACGGCGCGGTGAGTGCCCGATCGTTCTTTGATGTCTTCGGCGAAGCGCTTAAGGGCAAGTTTCCGGTCGAGGGAACGGTTCAGAGTGCTAGCGCGTCGTTTGCCCGGTTCAACAATGCGCTTAACGAGATCAAGAACACCATTGCCAGCGGTGGATTTCTCAAGGCTCTCGCCGAAGGAGCCGATGCCTTAGCCAAGTTCATGAACAGCGATGTCGGAAAAAAGATGGCCTCCGATTTGGGAGGTCTGCTCAAAAGTGCCATCGAGGGTCTGATCTCCACCTTCAAGGTGCTGGCTGACAACATCGAGCTTGTTAAGGGTGTGGCGCTCACTCTGATTGGCATCAAGTTGATTTCGTGGATCACCAGTCTTTCGGCTGCCGTTATGGAACTCGGTGTGCAGTTCCTCCTGCTGTCAAAGTTTCTCATGGCAACTCCCCTGTTGGGGATCGCGACCGCCGTTTTGGCAGGAGCGGCAGCCATCTACGCCATGACTCGGAGAGTTACGGAAAATGCCAAGGCGCAACTTGAGCACAACGCCGCGCTTAAGGAACTGAAGGATCTGCGTTCTCAACTTAAAGCGTCAGCCAACGATAAGGATGAGGTTAACGACATTCGGGCCAAGATCACCGCCATCCGAGACTTGGCGCGTGAGGAACAGAAGCGGCTTGACGACAATATCAAGAAAATGCGAGACGCTCAGCGCATTCAGGAGGCCATGTCCACCACCGGACTCGGCGCTGAGTTTGGCGGCATGATGCCGGCAGATCCGAATCGTGACGCTGATATTGCGCGCGAGCAGCGTGAACGGCAGATGGCTCGGCAGCGTGCACAGGCTGCCCAGCGCGCCCTGATGACCAATCAGACCGGGTTTACGGGCGGATTTGCCGGAGCGGGGACAAGTGCCACGGCATCGGGGGTTCGCGAGACAGCCCAAGCGGAAATTCTGGCGAAGGCAACAGAGCAGATTCAGCGCCAGATCGCAGAGCAGGACAAACTGTTCCAAGCATTCGAGATGAATGCCGCCGCCGCCGCGGAACTCAAATCGCAGATGGAGATGCTGGCTCAGGTCAAGATGGACTGGGGAGACAAGGTCTCCGCCGAAGGTCTTAAGGAAATCATGAGCCTGATGGGCCAACTTTCCGAGGCCAAGGATCGGGTCAAAGCCGGTCCCATCATCCAGGAACTCAATACCTCGATCCTGGATCTCCACAAACTAGCCGAGGCCCATGGCAAGGGAGGTGATGCGGCGGATAAGGAGAAAGTCGCACAAGAAGCGCGCAATCGGATTGTCGAAGCCGGTGTCAATATTAGCAGCCGGGCAGCACAAGCCATCTTCACGCTGTCGGAGGCCAATTGGGAAGCGGCTCGGGCCGCCGACGCAGCCAAGCGTTCCGCAGAATTGCAGCAGAATGCTGCCGTTGCTCGGGCGACCACGGATGTTTTGCTCAACCGAGCAGGCTTGGACCGCGTCGCTGGGGTTGCTCAGATTCAGGAGGCGGATCAGCTTGGGCTCGACATTGGCGACAAGTCTCCGTTTAAAAAGAACGCTGATCGTTGGGCGCCTGTATTCGAGGCTGGGAAAACAGCGGCTGTTGAGGCGAGCGAAGCCCAAAAACAGCAGAACATGAACCTTGACCATCAACTTAGGGTGATGGATAAGATCATCGCTGGCGAAAAATCCCGAACGGCTGAAGGAGCGCGGCGGGCTGCTGAAGAAAAAGCCTTCCTTGAGCTTCAAACACGCGGCCCAACCGGCGTTGGCTTGGGCAGTATTACTCGCGAAGAGTTAACGCCGGAACAAAAAGCTTATATTGAAAAGAGCGGCAAGATTGCCGAAAAGGAATTTCAAGCAAGTAAAACGCCGCGGGCAAAGGCGGAAAAAGTAGATCGTTTTGGTGAAAAACTGCGTGAACTCCAGGAAAGCATCGCCGCCGAACGAGAACTGGCCGTCGCCTACGGCAAGGGTACGGAAGCGGTTGAGCAGCAGACCCGCGCTCAGTCCATCATGAATCAGGTCCACGCTCTGAGTGAAAAACTGACAAAACAACAAAAGGACAAACTCGAAGAACTCATCGGCACCCTCTACGACGCCAAGACAGCGGCGGCATTCGAAGGCGCCAAGATGGACCTGAGGAACGAGATTGCCCAGATCGAGGCGATGGCGCGGGTCCAGTTGGGGAGCGCTGAGGCGGCCAACCGCGAAGCCATTGCGCAACAGGCCCGTGATGAGGCAATACGGCTCGGGGTCTCGACGGACAAGGAGGCCATCCGAAGCCTAGAAGAACTGATGTTGGCACGTCAGAACGCCGAACAGGCAGGCATGGTCAACCAGAGAATTCGCGAAACCCGCGATACCATCAAGGACTACGAAGACGAGGCCAATGCTCTCAAGTTAGTTGGCCAGGAACGCATTCGCCGGATTGCGGAACTTCAGCAGGAACAGGAACTTCGCGATCAAGGCATCTCCAAGAACACGCCTCGCTTTGAGGAGGCTGTCCGCGGTTCTGGTGAGGTTGCAATCCGGGAATACATCGACGCTTCCAACGAATCCATCCGGTCCACGGAAGGCCAGATCGATGCCGTGGGCAGGCAGAGCGCTGCCATGAGCCTTCTCGGCGAAGCCTACGTACGCCGATCGGCTGAACTGGAGAAGGAAGCCGAACTGCTCCAGGCCAACGGTGACGCGACCGATGAGTACAGCCAGAAGCAAATCAAGCTCGCCGGCGACTTGGCCGTTGTCTCTGACCGACTGGCAAAACAGAATGACTCCCTGCGCCAGCTTGCCGACAGCGGTCTGACCTTCGACCAGCAGATGCGCGAGATTAGCTACGGCGGTCTGATGAACATGGAAGATGCGCTGGTCGACATCATCACCGGGACCAAGAGCGTCAAGGAAGCCTTCGCCGATATGGCTCGCAGCATCGCCGCTGACTTGGCGCGCATGGCCATCCGGCAAGCCATTACCATTCCGATCGCCATGGCCATGAACGGCATGTTCGGGGGCATGGCAGGCGCGGGGGCCATGGGTGCGATGGGAACAATGGGAGCGATGGGGGCGATGGGCGCCATGGGGGGCGGCTTCCCCATGGCGCATACTGGCGGCATCATCGGTCAAGACCGTCTTGCCACAAAGTCTGTCGCGCCCGAGGTCTTTCAGGGTGCCCCACGGTTCCACAGTGGGAAACTGCCAAGTCTAGCCCCCGGAGAAACACCTGCGATTTTGAAGGAAAATGAAGGGGTTTTTACACCCGGTCAAATGAAAGCGTTGGGGCCGGCCGGCGGCAACACCAGCATCACGGTCTCCCCGAACGTGAATGTGAACATGCCGCAGGGCGCTTCCCAGGAAGACGGCGAGCGGTTCGGCAAAGCCATTACCCGACAGCTACAAGGAATGGTGCAGGAAGAAATTCGCCGATCGATACGTCCTGGCGGTCAGCTTAACCCTAATGGTATGGGTTAGCAAATGGCGGCAACCTTCATCGTCTCGGAAATTTCCTACGGCGCCCGGATGCGCAAGCAGCCCAGTGTGCGCTCGGTCCGCTTTGACGAGATGAACTACGAACTGCGCTCACGGCGTGGTCCCAACTCCAACCTTCAGACTTGGGACATTCCGTTTGATGTCTGCTCCATCGTTATCGCCAACAACATCGAGAACTTCTTCGACGCCCATGGCGGGGTCGAGTGGTTCTGGTGGACGCCGCCCCGGCAAACCGCACCCCGTCGCTTTGTCTGTCGGGAGTGGACGCGCGAGCCGGTCAACGGCTCCCGGTTCCATGACCGCATGACGGCGGTTTTTGAAGAAGTGGCGGACATTGCATGACACCTCCTGCTTCCTTCCAGCAACTCAAACCCGGCACGCTCATTGACCTGTACGACCTGGACATGACGCCGATCGGTGGCGGCGTGCTGCGGTTCACGCCGGGTACGCTGGGCGGCGCCAAGATCCGCTGGCGCGGTCTCCAGTACGAGCCGGTCCCGGTCTCGGTCGAGGGCTTTGAGAAGACGGGCCGTGGTGAACTGCCAACGCCCAAGCTCAGCTTGCCCGCCACTGACATCGTGGTTGCCGCGGTGATCGCCATGAACGATTTGAGACTGGCTCGACTGATTCGCTGGCAGACCTTGACCAAATACTTGGACGATCAACCCGAGGCCAATCCCGAGGTCAAGCTCGCGCCTCAGATGTTCTTGGTCCAGCGCAAAGTTCGACACAACACCTACACTGGCATCATCGAATGGGAGTTATCGACGCCGCTCGACAAGCATGGTGAGAAGATCCCGGCGCGGGCCGCGACGCACATCTGCATGTGGCGGTACCGCTACTGGAACGGCCAGCGTTTTGATAACAGTAAGGCCACCTGCCCCTATGCGGGCGTCAACATGTTCGATGAAGAGGATCGCCCAACATCCGATCCATCCAAGGACAAGTGCAGTCATCACCTATCCGGCTGTGAGTTAAGGTTCGGACAGGCTCCACTTCCGTTTGGGGGATTCCCTGGAATTAACAGAGCCTAACAGTGATCTTTTGTAAAATAACGGTAAAATCTGGTTTTTAAAAGTATATGTTGGCGGCGTGCAAGATGCCGCACCCATCAATCACTCCGGACACCATCATGACAAATCTCTTCCCGGCGGCTTCCGTTGCCGCCATGGCGCATGCCGAAACCGAGTATCCACGGGAGTCGGTCGGCATCATCACCGGGGAAGGTGAATACGTGCCGCTGGTCAACACCCACCCGGACGCCGCCAATTTTTTCGAGATTTCGGATGAAGATCTCACTGACCACGCCGACGATGTCGCCTGTGTCATCCACAGCCATTGTTACGCCAGGGGAGAGGTTGATCCCGCCTTCATCGGTCCGTCCAAAGCCGATCAGGAAGCCAGATTGCAATGGGGATGCCCCTGGGGTCTGATCCCGTGCATCGAGCGCATCGCGGAGGAACCGATCTTCTGGGGTGAATTCCGCCTCAACGAGCCGCTGATCCAGCGCCGGTTTATCCCGCAGGTAACGGACTGCTATGAGTTGATCCGCGCCGCCTACTGGCAATGGTACGCCATCCGCCTGCCCGAATACCCCCGTGACTGGGACTGGTGGAAACGTGGTGAAAATCTCTACGAGGAAGGCTTCGCTGCCGCCGGCTTCCGCCCGTTGGATGACCTCAACGACCACGCCCCCGGTGACGTCCTGCTGGCCCGCGCCGACGAGGAAGCGCACGTTGTTAATCATGCAGCGCTGGTTCTGGACGGTGGGCGCATCCTTCACCACCGGCCGGGACGCCTGTCGGAACGCATCTCGGCCGGAGTCTGGCAACGCGGCAACTTTTTCACCCGCGCCCTGCGCCACACCGCGTTTGGGGACGGCAAACCGCCCCCTCCCCGTGAAGACAAATCGATCTTTTGACAGAGATGTGATCATGCGAGATATCGTGTTGCACGGACGTTTGCGTGACACCTACGGCCCCAAGTTCCGTCTCGACGTCGCTTCCGTCCATGAGGCCGTGCGTGCGCTGTGCGCCAATTTTCCCCAATTCTACGGCGATATCATCCAGGGTCACTATCGCGTCATCGCCGGTTCCCGCCGAAAGGGCGAGCGGCTGGACGAACAGATGCTGCCGTTCCACTTGCCGAAAGGGCAGTCGATCCACATCATCCCGGCCATCCGCGGCGCTAAGAACGGGGGGGTTGGCAAAATCATCGCTGGCATTGCCATGGTTGCGGTGGCGGTTGCCGCTCCCATGGCCGGTTTGGCGGTCGGCTCCCAGTTGTGGACCAGCCTCGGTCTGATAGGCGCTTCGCTCGCTTTTTCGGGTATCGCCCAGTTGCTCACCCCGGTGCCTAAGACGCCCCAGGCCAGTGAGCGCCCTGCTGACCGACCGTCCTTCCTGCTGGGCGGTGCCGTTAATGTGACCGAACAGGGATACCCCATCCCAATCATCGGCGGCGAGATGATCGTTGGCGGCATCGTCATCTCCGCTGGCGTCAGCGTTGAGAGAATGCCTTAATCATGGGTTTGTTCTCTTCCAAGAAATCGAAAACACCGGCGACCCGGACCCCGATCGAAAGCCCCAACACGCTCCAGAGCAAGGCCACCGGCCGGGTGCTCTACGCCATCGGCGAGGGTCTGACGGTCGGGATTGTCGGAGATTACGCCGAGGGTGGCAAGAATCTGTACCTGAACGGGACGCCGCTCATCAACGCGGACGGCAGCTCCAATTTCAAGGGCGTCAAGTGGGACTACCGGCGTGGCGATCCGGACCAGTCCTGGATACCGGGTTTTCCCGCGGTCGAGGCCATCCACGCCGGCGACATCGGCTTGCCCGTCGAGGTTACCACCCACACACCGGCCACCCGCTCGATCGTCAACACCAACGCCAACCGGGCGCGCATCACCATCGTTGTCAACAGCTTGTTCGATCAGAACGCGACGAATGGCGACATGACCGGCACCCGGATCGATTTCCTGATCCGGGTCCGCCGTCAGGGCCGCTCCGGCTGGGAATTCGATTATCCATACGCAATAGAGGGAAAAACCACAAGCACCTATGAAGCGGCCTGGTCGGTCGATTTGCCGGGCGATGGTCCCTGGGACATCCAAGTCGTCCGTATGACCCCGGACAGCAACCGCGCTGGTCTCCAGAACAGCTTCTCCTGGTCATCGATCACCGACATCATCGACCGCAAACTGAGCTACCCGCGCACCGCCCTGCTGGCGCTGGAGTTCGACGCCGAACTGTTTGGTGGCTCGATGCCGACCGTCACCGCCAAGTGGCGCGGTTGGTTCTGCCGAGTGCCGACTAACTACTCCCCCGAGGGCCGAGACTACGTCGGCATCTGGGACGGCACCTACAAAATCGCCTACACCGACAACCCCGCCTGGCTGTTCCTGCAACTTCTGACCCACGCCGCCGGAGCCAACCTGCCCGACAGCATGGTCGACCGCTGGAGCCTCTATTCTGCCGCGCGCTACTGTGACGAGTTGGTCCCCTCCGGTCTGAAGAACGCAGACGGCTCAGACATCCTGGAGCCGCGCTTCACCGCCCACTTCAACATCAACACCGCCCAGGAAGCCTACGCGGCGCTCAACGCCCTGGCCTCCACCTTCCGCGCGATGGCGTATTGGGCCAACGGCGCGGTCCAGGTCGTCCAGGACGCGCCGCGCGACCCCCACGTCATCGTCAGCCCCGCCAACACGACCGGCGGTCTGGAATTCTCTGGCCCAGCCGCTCGCGCCATTCACTCCGTCGCCATTGTCTCTTTCATCAACGACGAAGGTGATCAGGATGTCGAGGTCTATCAGGACGCCGACCTGATTGAGCGCTACGGCTGGCAGGCGTCCGAGATCACCGCTTTCGCCTGTCGGTCGAGGGGACAGAGTAAGCGCCTTGGCAAGTGGTTGATCGAAACCGAGAAGCTTGGTGACACTCTGTCCTACCGGACCTCCCTGGACCACATCGAGGCCGCGCCCGGCGATATCGTCGCGGTCGCCGACAAGCATACCGCTGGGGTCCGCATGGGCGGCCGGGTGATTAACGCTGATTCCACAACGGTGACCCTAGATGACAGCATTCTGATCGAGGGCGGCAAGACCTACACCCTCCACGTCACGCTGCCCAACGGTACGGTTGAGAAGCGTACGGTTACCAACACGCCCGGACGGGTCAGCCGCGTGACCGTGCTGCCGCCATTTCCCTCGGTGCCGGTGCCGGAATCGATGTGGGCGGTCGAAGCCAGTGACCTCGCCCTGCGTCAGTTTCGCATCATTGGCGTCAACGATGAGGGCGACCTGGAATACTCCGTCGCCGCCGTGCCTCACGACCCCGCTATCTACGCCCGTGTCGAACGTGGCATCAACGTTGCCACCCGGCCGTGGAGCAAGATGCCGGACCCTGGCGTGGTTCAGCCGCCTCTCAACCCGCGCGTCGAACGTCAGTACATTTCAACTCCGACCGGTTGGACCGATGCCCTCCAGATCTCCTGGGATGCCAGTCCGGACGCTTTTATTCGCGGCTACGTCGTTCGTTACCGGCGCAACAGCGGCAACTTCACCGAATTTAACGAAGTGACCGGCCTTACGCAGACCATTTATGGTGACAGCGCTGGCCAGTTCCTGATCCATATTCACGCCGTCAATTTCGCCGGCGTGTTCAGCCGCCCCGCTATCCTGGAAGCGAACGTTCTTGACACCAGCCCGATCACGCTGCTGACCCCAACTGGCCTGGAGATCGAAGGACAAGGCAATAACCACGAGTTCCTGGGGCGCGACCCGGTTTTCGTCTGGCGCGGCACCGCCGTGCGCGGTGCCTACCCAATGGGCACAGAACCGGCTGCCGGCGCTGGCTATCTCGATCCTATCTTCCGGGACTATGAGGTCCGAGTCTATACCCTCAACGGAACCATGGTCTTCGTCGACCACGTCACCGAGCCGCGCTACATCTTCAGCTTCGAGCGCAACAGCCAGTCGCCTGGTGGGCCGTATCGGGCCTTCAAGTTCGAAGTCCTGATGCGCGACAAGTGGGGTAATTACTCAAAGCCGGCCGCCATCGACGTTGCCAACCCCGCCCCTGCTCAGGTCACCGGCCTGATGGCCGAGGGCGGCTACGGCTCCATCTTCCTCAGCTTCGACAAACCTGCCGATCTCGACTACGAAGGCTGCATCGTCTGGATGGGCAACACCTCCGGCTTCGCAACCCTCCCAGAAGCCGTTGTCTACGACGGCCCCAACAACTTTATCTTCCTCCAAGCGCCGATCCAGGTTACCCGCTACTTGCGCGTCGCCGGTTACGACAGTTTCGGCAAGACGGGTCTCAACGTCTCGGCCGAACTCAAAGTGGTCACGGTCGGTGTGGAGGATGCCGACACGGTGCCCCCGGCGGTCCCCACCGGCCTTGCGCTCACGGACGAGGTCCGGATGGGGCCGGACGGCACCAAGACATTCTGGCTGATCGCGACCTGGGCCGCCAACGCTGACGACGACTTTCGCAGTTATGGGGTCGAAATCGCGGAGGAAACTGGGAATTTCCTGTTCTTCTCGACCAACGTACCGCGCTATGAGTGGATGGTTCAGGCCGGAACCCTCTATCGTGTCCGCCTCAGCGCCTCGGATTACAACTTCAACGACTCGATATCCAGTCCGGAAGTCAGCATCGTCATCGGTGGAGACGACGAAGCCCCGAGCGTCCCCACCAGCCTGACGCCCAGTTCGGCCTTTAAGACGATCTGGGTGCAATGGCCGGCGCATCCGGACCCGGATTTTTCCCACATGGAGATCTGGGAAGCGACCGTCAACGACCGCACCCAGGCAACCTACATCGCCAACGCGCCGGGCACGACGTTCACCCGTGAGAACCTGCCCGGTGGTGCTCAGTTCTATTACTGGATCCGGGCGGTTGATCGCTCGCGTAACAAATCCAGCTTCTTCCCAGCCAGCCTGACCGGCGGTATCGGGGCGCGGACAAAGAAAATTGAGGAGGCGGATTATCAGGAACTGAGCATCGTCAACGCGGCGATCGCGAACGGCACAATCGACGACGCCAAGATCGCCAGCCTCAACGCCAACAAGATCATCGCCGGCAGCGTCCTGTCCGGCGAGGTCATCGTGTCCGGAACTGGCCAGACTCTCGGCGCGACCGTTCTGGCCAGTGGCGACCCCGCCTCCGCCATCAACCGCGGCACGACAACGATCTTGCCCGGCAAAATCACGTTGAGCAGCGGAACAACCCTGGCCAACATCTTGTACGGGCCGGACCAGACCAAGATTCACGGCGGTTCGATCGCCGCCCGGACCATCACGGCTGACAAGCTCACCGTCGGGGTCGGCGTTGAATTCGTCAACGTTGCTTTCACGCCGGTGCGCGAAACATCCCAGGTAACCTGGACGGCCGGTACGGCCATCATGCCCGCAACCGACAGCAATGGCGTCACGACCTACGCCATCACCAGCGGCTCGCTGCAGTGGACCACCGGCGTCCTCTTTATCTATTGGACTGTCGGAACGGGAAACATCAGCGGCACGACCGATCAGGCCATCAACGCCAATCCGTCCGTAATCGTCCTTGGCACGTATACCGGCGCGGAGCGCCTCTTCGTCTCCTATGCCCGCACGATCATCGACGGCAACGGCATCCGGGCGCGGACTATAAACGCCGACCGTATCCAGGCTCAGTCCATCACGGCAACCGAACTCTCAACCCAGCGCCTGATCACCGCCACGGCTCAGATCGACAGCGGCCTGATCAACAGCGCCCACATCGGCTTAGCCCAGATCAACACCGGCCATGTCGAAGAACTTAACGTTGATCGTCTTCGCGGCGGCATCGTCAACGCTCAGTACATCCGCATCGGCGACCAGACGCCCGGCCTCGGGTTTATCGACATTGAAAGTCGGTCTAATCATCGAGCGCTTCGATTCGTTGATTCGGCGGGTGTTACACGTGTGTCGATCGGCCAGAACGGTCCAACACCGAACCGGGTTCTGGATGGCCTTTATGTCCGAGACCTCGTCGGAAAGGATATCCTGACAGCCAATGGCCTCGGCGTCGCCGTCGCTGGCATGGAAAACTTGGTGGCCGGCGCCACTTACAACATGAGTTTCCAGAACACCGACATCATGGGCTGGTCCTCGGTGGGCGGAGGCACCATCCACGTCACCACGCATCTGCTTTTGGTTGGCCCAGCGGTCGTAAGGATGCTTCTGAACGGCGTCGCCGCCCAAATGGAAGGCATCAACGATTCCGCCACCCTGTCTCATATCTTCCAGGTTGCGCCGGGAACGACGCTGAGATGGGACGTCCAGTCCAACGCTGGGAATGCCGGCTGGGTCCGTTTCACGGACCCCTTCTGGATGGGAGCTGCCAAGCCCCGGTGCCAGATTGTTGCGGTAGAGTACAAGAGATGACATCTCCGGTCACCATCTACCGCACCGACACCGGCGAAATCGTCTCAAGCGGCGGTATCCTGCTGATCGCGGAATTCCGGGACGCCCAGATCAGCGCGGCGCTGGCACCGTGGGGCAGTGACAACCACGATCTGTTGGAAGTCGCGAGCGATCCGAATACTCAGTACGTCCAGGTTTTCAACGGCGTCGAAATCGTGGTCGACAAGGCCGTTCTGCAGGTTGCCGTTGACAAGACGGCCATCACGGCCGATGGCGAAGACTTCGCCACTCTGACGGGCCTACCGAACCCGTGCGAGATCATCATCGACGATCCCGATCCCACCGTTGAGACGACCACGACCCAGGTCTTCGGCGGCGGCTTCGAATTCGCCGCCGCGACACCTGGCGTCTACACGATCGAGGTCCGGCGGTTCCCGTTCCTGCCATGGAAGGTGGAGATTACCGCGACATGATTCGGATCACCGCTGCCAAGAACGTGGCGCTCGACCGGCGCGAGGCGGAAGACGCGATCGATGCTGCGGCAGCACACGTCCGGGCTCGCTTTGCCGCACCCCAGAAGCACCAGATCTACAGTGACAAGCGCGCGGAGGCCATCCGCTACTTGGATCAGGTCCAGAGTGGCAACCCGGTGGACCTGTCTGGCTTTCCCTATCTCGCTGCCGAAACCGGCCTGACCGCTGATACGCCCATTGACTTAGCCGAACTGTGGCTGTGGATGGACTCGGTCTGGAAGGGCGCCGCCGCCGCCATCGAGCAGATCGCTCTGTCGGCCAAAGCGGAGGTCCGCGCCAGCCGCGACCGCGCCACCATCCAGGCCATCGTCACCGCAACGGCTGAGACTCTGGACGCTATCGGTGAGAAACCGCCAGAGCGTCCCAAGCCAATCCTTTCCGGGCATCCCGGTCGCCTTTAATCCGTTCGCGCGGACTTCCCACATTTCCGGAGTTCCCGATGCCGCAGTACCGCACCGGCACAGTCACGGTATCTAACGGATCTCCTACGGTCCTTGGAACTGGCACCGCTTGGCTGATCAACATCGAGTCCGGCGATTGGTTTATGGCGGACGGCGACGGCCTGACATACACAGTTGCCGTTGTCATTTCCGATACCGAAATCATCCTAACGGGCACCTACCAAGGCCTCAGTCGGTCGAACGCCAACTATTGGGTCACCCGCGACTTCACGCCGAGAGGCTACGCTGTCCCAGCACCCGGTGACATCGACGCGGTCTCAGTCTTCCGCCGCACGATCTACGAGATCGACGCTGACCTGACCGGAGCCCTGGGATCGGTGGACGGCGGGGATCGCACGATCCGGATGCGTGACATCACGGACCTTGCGAGCACCACCGCGACGCCTGGACAACTTCTGGCCAAGCTACCCGATGGTACTTACGGATTCACCGCTCCCGGCGAGTTCGCCATCTCGATCGTCAACCTGACCTCGGAGACGGGAGCCGCCGCTGTCTACGCCGGCAACACCGGCACCGTCCACAGCTTCCGTCGACTCCGGTCCACCGGTGGTATTACGGTGACCGAGAACGCCAGCGATATCACGATCAGCAGTCCGGCGCCGGGCGAGGTCAACACCCTCGGTAGCCTGGCTGCCGGGCAGGCCGTCTCAATTGCTGCACCCAAGACCGGTACCGTACTCAACACCTACGGGTTGCGCGGTTTTAACGGCGTCTCGGTGGTGCGCGATGGCAACGACATCGTCATCAGCGGCACTAGCACACCCGGCGGCGGCGAGGCCAACACGGCTGAAAACCTCGGCGCGACTGGTGCCACCGTCGTCCGCATCTTCTCCGACAAGTCGGGCGTTTCGCTGAGGCTACGCTCGCTGCTGTTCGATCCCAACCAGTTCACGGTGACCGGCGAGGCGTCCGGTCAGTACACCATCGGACGCCGCGCTCAGAAACTGGTTGACAGCCCAGACACCAGCCTGGCCAGCGCCACCGTCGGTCAGAGCCTGCGCTTGGAAAGTGACAACCTGTGGCGCCCTTATACCCCGCCGGCTCCGGGTATCGCCACCCTCCAGGCGGATCCAACTCCGCGTCTGGGCGGTGACCTCACGTTGTCCGGACGCCGCATTATCGGTGTTGCCGGCACTCTTAGCGGTATGATCGAAAGGCCCAAGGTCAAATCCTACACGCTGATTCTGCGCGCCAACCACGCCATTAGCATCAGTTCAATGGCGGCAACTTGCATCTCCGGATCGGTCAATTTCGAATTGTTTCTCGGAGCCACACCGGTTGGCGGGACGCCAATCTCTGGCATCGCGACATCTCTCGGTGTCGCTGAGGTGGCACCATCCAGCCCTGTTCAGGTTCAGGTTGGTTCTCGGCTGACACTGCGGCTGACGCCGATCACCGCGGATGCCGCTGACTTCAGTTTTTCCATCGCTCACACCAGCGCCTAGCAATGTGGTTCTTCCAAGAAGATACGAACGAGATCCTGCCGGCGGCATCCCGGACTTTCGAGTTCGGCGGCGCGGTCCCGACTGGCATCACCCTGCAACGGGATGCTGTGGCTCTGGGCCGCAACAACAGCGGACGCTGGGTTGCCGTCGCCGCCAACCAGCCGCGGACCTGGTACCATCCGATCACGCTCAACGGTCCTTACACGATCGTCGAACCGGCGCGCACCCAACTGATCTTTCGGACCCGCCAGCCGACCTTCACGTCGGTTCAAGCCACCTTGGTGCAGGATTCCACGGTACAGACTCCGTTTGGTTCTGGCGCGCTCCGAATTACCCCGAACACAACCAACGCGTTTCACGGATGGGACTGCATCTTCGGCAACGCCAGCCACGCGGCAGTCTTGCCGGACGCAGTTACCATCGCGGTCACCGCCGTTCTTAAGCCGACTGGGACCTACAGCAGCATCGGCCTGTTCCTGACCGCCAAAAGCGGGGCCATCGCGAGTGCCCGCTTTCTTCTTCAAGGCAACGGCGCCGTTATCAGCAGCAACGGGCTGGCCGGCGCGTCAATCACGCGTGACACCGATGGATTCTACACTCTAACGGCGGTCAACGATTACGGCACCGGAACCACGGCTCCGGCGCTCCAAATGAACGTCTACGATCCTGGTGGCAACCGGGCCTTCAGCGGCGATGGTACCAGCGGCTTCTGGTTGGCCTACGCGGGCGCTGAAGTTGGCAGTGAGGTTACCTCGCCGATCCTCAACACCGGAACATCCACTGTCATCCGCCCGGCTGATATCCTGACCACTTCAGTGGACTGGGTCACGTCCGGCGACAAGACATTCGGAGTCGAGTACATTCCGTATGCCTCCGGTTCCGCTACTGTGCTGCATCTGTCCGGCGCGGATTCCATCCAGATCGACAACGATGCCTCGAGCATCATCTACAGCGTCTCGACCGGCGGCACCGTGTCGACCAACCTGTCCGGTCCGGCACCGCCGCCCACCACGGCGCGCACGGTCGTCTTCACCAACGCTACCAACGGATTTCTGCTATCACAGGACGGTTTCATCCTGGGCAGCGACGGCACCGGAACGGCTGCCTCATCTTTCACCACGTTCCGCATCGGCGCGCGCAGCGACGGCAGCCGAGCCATGCCGATGCTGTTGCGCCGCCTCAAATTTTGGAACACCGCACTGGCTTTGTCGGCGGTCCAGTCCTACTCCGTGGATTTGTCACAGACGGGTGTCGCGGCAATCGTTCCAGAGGCTACCGTTCAACCTGACCTGACCGTTTTGCCCGCCGCGACAACCGTCAGCCTGCTGGTCGTCCTGATTGGAAAGCCGACCGGAGGCACGGTCACCTACCGCACCCTTGACGGCACCGCCCTGGCTTCCCGTGATTATGTGGGATCTCAGGGAACGGTCACCTTCGCGGTTGGACAGAGTTCGGCCGTCATCACGGTCGGCCTGCTCACGCGCAGCGTCATCTCCGACCGGACCTTCCGGATCGAGATCCAGGCTGGCGCGGGCGTCACCATCGGAAACGGTGTCTGTAACGTGCTGTTGCTCAGTACCGAAAGCGCCAGCTTAGACACCTCGACCCGCCTGGTCCTGACCACCGCGCTGCCGGACGGGCTCAGCCTTTCACGATCCTCAACCGCCTGGTCGCGCAATGAGTTTGGAATGTGGACGGCGATCCCGGCCAACGGCTTCCGTCGGCACTACACGGCTCCCGGCGTGTCCGGTCTCCTGATGGAAGCATCGGCAGCCGAGCAGAGGTTGTTCGACAGCTTCGATCCGGGCTGGATTCCTTCCGCGGGCGTCCTCGCACTGTCCTCCGCTGTGGCGGAAACCGCTGTCCGTGAGTTCAGCGATGAGTACAGTCCCGAATACGTCTCTCCGGAGCCGGTGCACGAGTTTACAGAAGAGTACAACTTCGAATATGATGTCGCCGATGCTCAGGGCTTTAGCCAAGACTTTAGCCGTGAGTTTACCGGCGAGTTCCCGATCATCGATCCCAACACTTCATCGCCAACCGGAACTCGCTATCTCCGCTTCCGAGAGACCGCAACGACTGCCGAACACCGCATCTCGGTGACCCTGACCTCGGCCAACTGCGATATTCCGACCGGAACCGTAACCGTTTCGGTGATTCTCCGCCCCGTCAACCGCCGCTGGTTGCGATTGACCTTCCGGGGCATCGACAACATTGTCCGTGCCACACATGTCGATCTGGTTGGGGCTGGCACCGTTCTGGCCGTCGATTCTGGGGTCACTGCGACGGTGGAGAACGATCCCATCATGGTCGGCTGGTACCGCGTCGCTCTTACCCGCACGCAGAGTATCACCGCCAACGTTGCCCCCCAGGTCACGGTGACAGTCACCGACTCCACGCAGCTCACAACGCTGGCCGGCGATCCCAGCAACGGTTTCGATCTCTGCCATCTTCAGGTTGAGCCGGCCGCCAACATGTCGTCGCCCATCCTCGTGACCGGCGCCGTTGCTCGGACGCACCGTGCCGCCGACATCCTGATGGCGTCAGGGATCTGGTACCAACAGGCCAACTACACACTTGGCATCCGCTTCATCCGGCTGCGTGACACCCCAACGGTCCAGAGAATCTGGATGGCGAAGGATACGGAAGGCGGTGTCAACGGCGTGTTCTCACACGGTGATGTCCTGACCGCCGATGATCCAGCCTGACATCGCTCGGGTCCTTCATCCTTACCGGCGCCGGCTTGCCTTGAAGTCCGCATTTTCGGAGGCAGTATGCAATCACTGAGTTATACCGGCAGCCAACTGTCCTTTGCCCAGGCACCGACGCTGCTGTCGTCGATCGATATTCGCCGCGCGGGTTCCTGACCAGTGGCGTTCCAGAACGATCCGGTCGGAATCATCACGACCGCCGTCTTGACGGTGGAGGCCGGGGTGAAGGTGGCTCTGTACGCCGGCGGGGGGAAAGTCAGCGAGCAATCAGCCGCGGCCGGGGATGACCTGACCACGGGCACGGTATCCGTGCTGCGCTTCGGTGCCACCGTTCCGTCCGGTCTTGAGCCGGCCAGCCTGTTGATCCAGGAAATCCGGGCTTGGCGTGCTCCGCTCGACGAGGCCGACGCTATCCAGGTGTCCAGCAATCTTGGCTATATGCCGACATCGGGTGGCGGGGTGCTGCCAGTTGTCAGCATTCCGCAGGCGCTGAGTGTTATTGAGGGTCAGACACTGGCGATTCCGGTGACGAAATCGAACGGCGGACCATGCTCCGTCACCATCCGGACGGTGGCGCTGAGTGCCGCGCCCGCAGAGGACTACACAGCCTTCCAGCAGACTCTGACCTTCGCAGCCGGGGTCGGCACACAGTCCGCCGTCCTATCAACGGTCGGCGACACCCGGTCCGAGATGCGCGAGGATTTGGCGGTTGAGTTGATCCAGGCGTCTGGATGCACGCTCGGAAACGCTCTCGGGATTGTCACGATCATCGATCCGAACGCCCCCGCGAACCTTTTCACCAACCAGTTCACCAATCATTTCTACGGTTCGGTTCTGTCGGGCTGAGGAGTCGCTATGGTTGCCAAGCTTGTGTCCAGTCTTAAGGCGGATATGCCGCTCAACGCGGTTGGCGGGATATCCGGAGAGGATATCTACAATCTTATTGATACGGTAGAAGGCCGGTCCGCCGTTTCCGTGCGGCAGTACGGGGCTGTGGGGGACGGTGTGGCAGATGATACCGCGGCTATCCAGGCGGCACTCAGCCAAAACGCTTGGAAGACAGTTTTCTTCCCGGCGGGCCTCTACCGTACAACCTCTGTTTTGTCCATTCCCAACGCCACGAATATCCGGCTCATCGGCGAGGGCGGTACCAACACCACCATCCGGCGTTTCGGCAACGGCGCGGTCCTCGAACTCTACGATGCCACCTTTTGCTCAATCGAGGAATTGGCCTTCCAGCACGGCAGCGGCACCGGCAGTGGCGTCATCTTTTGGGGTATAAATGGGTCCAACAATGTCGATCGGTGCTTTTTCGCGATCAACGCTGGGGGGCACGGCTTGGCATTCAGCGGCACTGAGGCAATCCCTCAGTCCGGCAATCGCGTCACGCGGTGCCTATTTCTTGAAAATGGTCTGGAACAATTGTACATGTTTTGGGCACACGACCCTGTCATCGTCAACAATGCTTTCGGCGGCGGCACCGGTCCCTATTCCACGGCCGGATGTTACTTACACAATTCACACGCGGGGCAGTATGTCGGGAACGAACATTGGAATAACCGGTACGCTCTGAGGCTTGAAAACTCCGATATGCTCAGAATCATCGGCAACCGGTTCGAGGAAAGCCGGGAGGAAGGGATTTACGCCAATTTGTCAAACTGGTGCGTGTTCAACGGCAATTTTATCCATACAAACAGTCAGGCCGCGACCGGAACCTATTCTGCCCTGCGGCTGATCGCGTCGGCCAACTGGAATATCACGGGCAATCAGGTCATGTCCTGGAACACTTTGCGCCACAAGCACTCTATTGAAGCGGATGCCACGTCCAGCGACCTGAACATTTCTGGAAACATGCTGAACCACCATAATCTGGCCGCGATCAACACCAACAGCGCGCCGCGCGTCTGGCTCTCCAGCAACGCACCTCCCTAAGCCCTCCCCCTCCTAGACAATCCACGAGAGCGCATGTCAATCCTGGTGTTGGACGATGCCTTCTCGCGCCTTTTACCGGAGCTCGCGAGCAAAAATGGATAATGATCCCGAGGAAAGGCCCCCGTCCAATGACATCGGAGTTCTGCGCTATCGGGTGGCTCAGCTTGAAAGGCGCGTCGACAAGGAAGTCAAGGACATTCACGAACAGGTAGACCGCGATCTCAAGGATATCCGTGAGGCAAACGACAAACGCTTTTCTCGTGTCGAGAACTTCATCCTCGCCGTCCTCTGTCTGATCGCCACCTCCGTCGTTGGTGCCCTGATCACCCTCGTCCTCAAAAGCCCCCCATCCCCCCCTTGAGGTTTCCATGGTCAACGATGTTGTCCGAAGCCCGGAACGCCGATTTCTCTATGTCGGTCATTTCTTTGCGCTCACCATCGTCATCGTGGTTGGCCTGCTGGGATACTGGCTGATCGACCGCCGTCCGCCGATGATGGGTGTGACGGGAAAATTCATCGGATGGGATCAGGTCTCTCCCAACATCGGGCATATCGAGTGGCGCGGTGTGCAAACCCGCAGTTGTTCCGGAAGAGCTTACCACTGGATCGTCAACGGCGTGGTGATTCCACTGTCATCGCGCGAGATTGAGTATCAAGGGCCGATCATACCGGACGACGGCGATCCCCTGACGTGGCGCGTTACCTTCGAGATTCCCGACTGGCTTGACCATACGGCCTCGTACCGCGTTCGCATCGAGTACTACTGCAACCCCTTGCAGAAGTTTTTCCCAATCATCGTGGCACCCCCTGACGTGTCGTTTTCCCTGCCGCAGCACCGGCTCAACCAGGCACGCTAGGCGGCTTCACCTAAACCGTAACCGCCCGCCCGTATTCGGCGCGGTTCCTGCGCGCGAGTTTTTCCATGGCTTCCGTTTATCAGACTGGTCTGCCACGTGGGTTAAGAGTAAACAACCCGTTAAACCTCCGGCATTCCGAAATTGCCTGGCATGGCAAGGCGGCCCATCAGCCGGACAGCGACTACGTCGCGTTCGAGGATGCCCATCACGGCATCCGTGCTGCCGCCCGTAACCTGCTGACCTATTACCGCAAGCACAAGCTCCGAACGGTCCAGGGCATTGTCCGCCGCTGGGCGCCGCCGGAGGATGATAATGACACCGGAAGCTACATCAGCCGAGTGGCGCAGCGTCTCAACGTCGCGGCGGATGCTGAACTTGACCTGGAAGATCCGGCTATCCTGAGCGCCCTGGTGGTCGCGATGATGCCGGAGGAAATCGGGAGCGTACCCTATACCGAAGAGACGATCGCGACAGCGGTGGCCGCCGCTTACACCGGAACGCGGGTCGTGGCTCCGCTGCCCGCCGCCCCCGGCGTTCCGTCGCCGGTTCCGGTTCCCACCGCGCCACCGGGAGAGAAACCGGTCCCGCCGCTGGTAGACCAGCCGACTGCGTTGCCAACTCGCAAGGTCAACGCCATTCCCGTCGGCGGTGTCTTTGTTGGCATCCCGCTGGCCTTCGTCCTCCAGGCCTTATGGAACAAAGCGATGCCGGATACCCCCATGGAAGCAGAGGTTGCCATCGGCCTTGCCGGGATGATCTCGACCGCCTGCGCTTATCTGTTCGCCTATTTTACCCGCAACCGCGCCACTTTGCCGCCACCGGGAACGTGTGCCTGATCGGTCTGATCCTGGCAGGGGTGAACCGGGCGGTTTATTTTTCGGCATAGAACTGGCGCGAGTTCTCTCTGCTTTTTAGATACTCTTCAGCATCCCGCTTGGTGTCAAACGGGCCTTCGATAATCTCCCCGTTCTCATCTTCGATGATCCATAACCCAACGTTAGGACCGACGGATTCACCGATCAATTCGGAATAGGTTACGGCATCGCGAATGATCTTAAAGACGCTCATTTCATCTCCTGTTGCCTGCTTGGAACCGGGCGTTATCTCAAGCTCCTGGCGCTTTTAACCGGAAACATGATGTGAGCCATGTCGAACACATCATTCACGTTGAATGCATTGCCCAAATTGGCATCATCTTCCGAGACGGAATCAAAGCCAGCTTCCATCCCGTTAAGAATGTCTCCCAGAATTTCCATGGCCTCGGCGCTCAAATTTCCCATGATTTGGAGTAGGCCATCGTCTGTCTCATTGTGCGCCATAAAAGCCGACTGCTCATAGACCGTAGCCAACGATCGAGCGAGATGAACAACGGTGACGTACTGCCTGCGGACCTGCTCGGCTTTGGTAATGGTGCTCATGACATCCTCTGGATAGCGGGTTTTAGCGAGTTGCTGATTGCCAATTTACCTCACCCAGAGGAAATGGCAACACATTAATGTGCCACATTAGGGAATAAATGGCACTTGACATACCCATAACCGTGCGGGACGATCGCCTTTGTTCAAGGTCGATCAGGGGTATCAGCATGAAACGGTTTAATGTCAGTCTCAGCGATCCACAGGCGGAAAAATTGGTCGAACAAGCGAAGAAGCGCGGCATCTCACTCGCTGAGTATCTGAGGCGTATCGTGGATGAGTTCTTAGAAAATCAGGATCAAGAGAAGTCTCGATGAACGTCACATGGAAGCTTATGGTCAAGAGTCTTGCCGCTCAACTCTATACATTAGGCAGCGGACCTTGGCGGTCTGCTGCCAAAGGGTGTTTGCGTCGAGGTATCCGAACAAGTTTTGCCAACCGGCGTATAATTCTTTTCATTGCCCTTGTGGCAGTCCTTCTGACGGGCTGCGCCACTCCGACGCCACCAAGGCCCCAGACGCCCGGACAGGCATGGTACGCGGCTATGGCGGCCTACACGGTGGTCGTTGAAAGCGCCGCAACCTACCGCCGGGAATGTCTGGCCAAGCCTCGTATCCTTCAGACGGATTGCCGGGCTGCCGTGCTTGCCATGGCAAAGCTTGACCGCGAAGCCATGGAGATACAGGAGTACGGCACCCTGGCCGTTGCCGACGGCGACGCGGACATGCTGGAGGAAGCCATTGAGGCGTTGGACCAGATCAAGCGCCGCCTGCAGAACCATCTTGCAGAGCAGATGAAAAAGGAAGGACGGTTGTGATGATCCCCGCCGCCACCGCGCTTGCCCTGATGGAACTGACGGCTCTGGCTCTCAAGCAGATCCCATCAGCGCTGGCTGCCTATGAGCAAACCCGAAACGACCTGGAACGGATGATCGCGCAAAATCGTGGTCCAACGCTGGCCGAACTGGAGGTCTGGACGGAACGTATCCGGGACGCGCGGCGCGAGCTTCAGTCACCGTTTCCGGATGATCTGGAAATTTGACCGTTCCCCGGAGAACGCTTTGCCGGGATCGCGCAACAGGGACATTGTCTCTAGTCGTCAACCGATAACACAGATAGGGTTCTTTCCCGTCAATAGCGTCGGTGGACCTTATGAAACGCAGACTGACGATTAACGGAAAGACCTGGCCGATGCCCATCGGTACGGCCAGCCCACCCCGCAAGCGCGTCACAAAGCCGGTCGTTCTCGCGCCGGAAACCGGATCGGGAGACCTTACTCCGCTGCCAAGTCGCCTGGCCTATGCCAAGACGATTGGCGCGCTGTGGAAAGAGGCCGAGACCACCTTCCTGACCATTGGTCGCTATCTGGCCCTGGCGCGTGCCACGCTACCGCATGGCGAGTATGAAGCCATGGTTCGTGATGATCTGCTGATGGGACCAGCCGTTGCCCGCAAGCTTCGCACCGTGGCCGAAAGTATCGATAGCGGCTCTTTGCCGGTTCAGGATCTTCCACCCAACTATACCACCATCTACCTGATCGCCACCCTGCCGGCGGATGTCCGCGTGCAGGCCCAGCGTGAGGGATTGATCCATCCCGAGGTTCGGCGTAACGAAATCGAAGCGTTCCGGCGGCGCATGGTTTCCACGGGTTTGAGCCGTCATGATCGTCTGCGCCAGGAACGCATCCGTTTGCTGACGCGGCTGCGTGAGATCGAGGCGGAACTTAGCGTAGGAAACGACGGTACGGAAGAAACGTCGAAACCGCCTTGACCAAAACGGCCGATCATGGCACAAAAGCGATCTGACACCCCTCAGAGGTGTTGGAGAACCAAGAGCACCAAGCGACTGGGAAGGGGCGATCCTTATGTAGGGGACCGACCTGCGTTGTGCGAAGCCCTTCCCCAGTCGCTCTAGGTTTCTTCTGACTGAGGAAAAAACCTGTCTGCGCTGATCCCGGAAGTCGGCAAAACATACATTGGACCATCCGGCGTCCGCTGCATCGTTCTGGCGGTCGAGGGTGAGTGGATCATTATCAGCGCCGGAAAGGGCACCATTCGCTTTCCCTGGCGCGATGCCGCAAAATGGCTGAGTCTGGAAGAATAGACTCCAAATCCAAGTTTCCGGTTTTTCGAAATCGTGATGCCTCCCCCGCGTTAAACGCGAGGGCTTCCCTATCACTGGAGCGACGCGCTGAACGTCGGCGATATTTCGACGCCATTGTCATCTCTCTTGTTTTCTCCATCCAGCGTGTTGGGCGTGTAGACCCGAGGTCCAGCACGCTGACGCTCCTGGTCGTCGGTAAGGCGTTCCAGCCGCTGCAAACCGACCAAGGCTTCTTGGCGGTGGTCGCGCAATTCCGTCTCGATGGTGGCGCTCATCTGCCTCAGCTTGCGGTATCCCTGATCAACATCCTGCAAGGTTCGCTCGACGCGGGCCTGGGTCTCCAGGATGTTGCGGGTCGCCATGGCCATTTCAGCGTGGAGTACCAGCATGCTCTGGTGCATCGCCGCCAGGGACTGGATGTTGCTCGCCACCTGCGCGATGCATGAGACAACCACCTCGATTTGGTCCTGGATAGGCGTCTCGCGGACGTTCTTCAGTGTCGCCTTGGTGACATAGCGGCGCATGCTAAGTCCAGCCTTCCCGGCGGCCTCCCGAATTTCCTCATATTGTTCATCAGTGACGGGTCCCTCGATGCGCAGCATAATTAGTCCCCCCGCGCTTTGTATTTCCCATCAACAATCGAGGAAATGACGCTCAGACTGACTCCGAGGCGTTTGGACTCAGCCTTCATCGTTGAGTGCTTTCCGATGACATTCCGCCTTACCCGATCGACTTCGGCACGGCCGATAACCTTGTGGGGATCCCGACGCTGAGGTTCCGAAACCGCTTCGGCGGCGACGGCCTGCGGTTCGGCTGGAAGGTCAAAAATGCCGGCAAGTTCTGGGGGTTCGGAAGCGGGCGGTTGCGTCGGATCCGTGACGGTTGGTTCGAATTGAGGCGGAACCACCGACTCCGGAACGCTCGGTGTTGTGGCGAAGATCTCTTCCGCTTTTGCATCACGGTTCCGTAAGGCTTCCCGAAGCATCCTCTCGATCGCACCGATGGACGACGCTTCGGGTTCGGTGCGCCGGATGCGGCTTTTCTGGCGTGCCTCCCACCAGAGAGGATTGTGCTTGTTCGGCTTTTTGAAAACGTCCGGTATAGAGATGCCCTGGTTACGAAGAACCGTAATCACAACGCAGCGCTTGGCGATGTCGAACAGTTCAGGAGGGGGATCGGGATCAAAAACACTCTTGATGCCGGCTTCCACGATATCATCCAGGGTAACTCGGTGGAAACCAGGCGGAGCGATGTTCTGGCGTCCGGAGAGTGTCGCAAGCCGGGCAATCCGGTCCTCAAGTTCCAGAATTTCCGCTGGGGCTAGTGAGGATTGAGGGCGAGGGGCTGTCTGCCCGAAATGCGGATCGACCGCGCGTCGGGCTTGGACGGGGGCATTATAGACCTTTTGAACGCCACCTGTCTTAACTGTGGAAAATGCTCTGTCATCCATAATCGACCCGGTTTTTGTCGTCCCTCGGGAAGTATCCGTAACACCGTCTGATGTTTTTTTGAACGAAAAATTCGAAGAAGCCGGCATTTCTTTTTCCTTCGGGGACATTGTCCTGGGATTCCTCATCATGCCTAACACGCTGACAGGCTGTTGAGATGATGTCATTGGAATTTACCTGTACCTTTTCGCTGAGTCCTGCACTTTTGTTGCGGAAAGAACGATGGAAACACGCGTCAAACATACATCAAGCGGAGTATGACTCTTGTGAGGGCGATATTTTCGTCATGTCCGTGAGGTAGACATAGGGGCTGGTCTTTTGGCGGGACAGGGCAAATGAGATGAATTGTTTACAATGCCAAAGTTTGGTCTCAAAGAAAACCAACTTTTAGTCAATCATTCCGCTGAGTCGGTGTGTGTGAGCCTTTTAGGCTACACACACCGACGTTAATTCAGGCTGCCTGACGCCGCCGACGCCTCCCAGTGGTGATCGGGGTTACCGCAGCATTGCTGGGTTCCGTATCCCCTTTTTTGTCACGATCTGCCTTTTTGAGTTTGGCTTGCCTTTCTTTTTGCCATTCATCGACCATGATTCTAAGATACTGACTGATTATGTAATTCGCATAATCGTCGCGATTATAGTCCTGGTCATCAGTGTCTTTATCCGTAACTTCATCAGCAATTCTATCCACATCTTGATCAATGTCTTCATCAGCATCATTGTTTTTATCCGCGTCTTTAGCCTTATCCATCTCGATGCTTTGCCTGATCATCTCATCCCAGATCTCGCGTTCCGCGACTGTCAGCGTTGCTGTCAGAGGGACGGTAACGAATTGCTTCTTACTCTTCTTGCCAACGATTTCGTCGAAATTGAACATGGTTCTACTCCGTTAAGTTCTAGGGCGATATTGCCAAACAAATAAGACGCCGGATGGGATGCTCTAACTTCCGGTCCACACAGGCCGAAACACACCGACGATGTCCGTCTCCATCACCGGCCCATAATATCGGCTGTCCATGCTGTTCGGAGTCCTCGGGGCATACGCGAACCACTCGCCATCCGCCATTTCTCGGCACCCGTTCCATCGAGGCAACGGCGTTCCGTCTGAGCTAACCATATGGACCGGTGCGATGTTCCGTCTGTTGATCTCCAGGTGGTCGTCAGTCACGCAGACATGATCACCTGGGCCGGCTGCCAGAGGCTTCAGGAACAGCACCGGGGCACCTCCCCAGCCACGCCGCTGAGCGTAATCCAAGGCCGCAGGCGGCGCTGGGAAGGCGACGATGGCACCAACAGTCGGAGCCGTCGCAGAACGCACGTAGAGGCCTGTAGCGAGGCTGGGCGTGTGGTTCCACGTCGCGACGGGACCAAGCGCCTGGGCGACCAGGGCGATCGCAAAAGCCGTGACGCCCAGCGTCAAGGGGAGCCAGCGTTTAGAACCGCTGGGTCGTTCCCTGAATACTCTGGATTTGCCGCATGATCTGGTCAATGAAAGAGAGTTGTTGGCTGGTTTCACGGATTGGGTCCGGTTTGTGCTGAGGAATAGCATAAGGGTATTGTCCGACGACCGGGTAATGCGGCGGTGGTGGACTGGTGCAGGCAGACAGGATAGCGGCGGTGCTGGCCAGGATGGCCAGGTTAGGTCTCAACATCGATTCCCTCCCGATCAACGTACCGTTTCATCGCGGTCAGGAAGAAGACCGTCTTGCTGACCTTGTCGGCTCTGGCCGCCGCCTTCATTTCGGCGATCAGGTCAGTTTCAATCCACATCGAGCGGCGTACACCGCCCTTTCGTGATGCGGGATAATCGATCTTCAATCCCGCCTTCCGGTCCTCGATGAGCTGACGAAGGGCGGCGCTGAAGAGATCCCTTGGGAAGATACCGCGTTGACGCGCAATTTTCTTAAACTGATCAAACCCGCGCTCTTGGACCGACGTGAAGGAAACGCTCGTAAACCCATCCCGCTCGGCCATAGTGTCAATCCGATTAGTGTCATAAAAGCATACTATATCGGATTTTAAGACAATTGCCGAGTCATTATCGATTGCGTTATTGATCATTGTAGCAACCCATAACGATTGTGCGATCCACCATGAGGCTTACCGGGTGGCCGATGATCTGCTCCAGGTTTGGCGGCACGTTCAGTTCGCGCTGTATGATGCGGTCGCCGATGGATGTAACGTTGTTGGCCGCCGCCCCGCCAATATTCACCTGTGTGCCGTTGTTGTCATCGCGAGCCAGATCGCTGAGAACGTCGAGTGCAGTCGCCGCGATAGCGGCCACCGCCAGACGCCCGTAGTGATTGTTGACGTTGGCCGTGATACCGCTCCGACCTGCTCCATCCGTCGCGTCCATGCCCATCAGCGACAGTTTCTGGCCGTTCGGCAGGATCAGCATGCTCCACACCGCCTGCTGTCGGCGCTGACCGTAGGTGACTTCATCAGAGAGCTTCCCGAACACGGTCGAGTCGCGTGGGATCATCTTGCAGCGGCCCCCCTTGTTGTCATAAATGTCGGCCGACACGCGGGCGACGACGTTGCCGCCAAGTTCGCTGTTGGTGGCGCTGGCCAACTTAGCCGGGATGATGGTTCCGGGCCAGATTTCGTACTCACCGAGAGGGTTCTGAATGCTGCGGGGCAGGTACATCTCCCCGTCCCCGCCATTGTCCTGCCGGAAGCCCTGGGCTGCCGTTCGAGGTTGTCGGCCACCGCCGGCCATACCGCCTCCGCCCATGCCAGCCATACCGCCTCCGCCCCCCATGGTGCCGCCTCCGCCGATTCCGTTCATGCCGTCATACGCCGCGCTGTCAGGATATCGCTGTGTGTCCGCCACGGTCTGAACGCCGCCGCTTCCCTGATTGGCTTGGTCGATACCGTCGTCGCCACCCACGGCAATGCCGGCCCGGATCTTCCTCGGCTTTGGCTTGGCCGGTCCACTTTGTCGGATCGGCTCCTCCCTCTTGATCAGCGGGAAATCCGTTGGGTTGGGCGCCGGGGGTGCCGCCGGAACGGCCATCGAGGCCGTTTGCATCTCGCGGTAGTCAGACGGCAGGCCGGACAGGTCCGGACGCACATTGCTGAGCATCGGCGATTGGGCCGGCGGCGCATTCTGCAGGTTGAAGCCTGGATCGAGAACGAAGGCCGCCAGAACGCCGGCCGCTGCTGTAGCCGTTAGGCCAAGGGTGACCTTGCGGCTGATTCCTCTCGGCTTTGGCGTCTTCGGTCGCAGGGTTCCGGGAGCCTGGGTTTTAGGCTGCATGGGTGTCTCCTCAGCGGTTCAGGGTCAGGGTCACGGTTTCCTGGCCGAGCTTCAGAGTCACGGCTGGCAGGATCTGATCAACCTCGATGAAGCGACCGACCGTGCGGTAATACACGGTGGCTTCATCACCATCATGCGAGGGCCTGGAAATGCTCGGGGTTTCCAGGTTGCCCAAGCCGTCCGGCATCCCGATGCAGGTCTTCGCCGCAGTGTGGAAGACATCCATGTCCACCGGACGCCAAGATGGTTGGTCACCCGTGATCGTATAGCTGCGCCGCACCTCCGAAACCGGCGTGTCAGCGCAGGACGCGACGGGCCTCGCCTTGGAGGCCAGCTCTTCGGCGGTCGGAGGCAGTGGCAGGCCAAGGTTGGGCTGCTCCTGCCGAAACCGGACGGTGACGTTGGCTGACTCCTGGGTCGAGATGAGCTTGTAGCGAAACGACCCGCAGTCGGTGTCAACCTGGAGGGATGTCCGGAGATCCGGCTTGTGGGGCCGTACGACGACCTTGGAAACGGGATCACGCGGTGTCCCGTGGAAGGTTTTCGCGATCAGCCAATTGGCGGGTTCTATGTCCTCAGCAGTGTTTGCTTGTCGCTGATCGTCACCCGCGTGGGAGGGATCACCAATCATCGGCGATTTTGCGTTCATCCGGCATCCCGGTGGCATCTCGATGCTGGTAATGTCGTTGACAGCGGTCAGGACGTTGTATGTTGCACCTGGCACGATCGGATAGATCAGCGTGCTGCCGATAAACCGCTCGGGCCGAGGCATTTCGATGGCGCGTTTGTTGGCAGCCCGCGTTGCGGTCACCGGATCAACGCCTTTCTTGGGCTTTTCCTTGACCACCGGCTCTGGCGCCAGAAGAACCGGGACGCTCTTCTCGATGATCTGGACATCTGGCGCTGGGCCTACCGACACGAGATTGGTCGGTGTCGGCCCTTCCGGTGGCGTCGAGGCACAGGCCGCCAGCAGGGCCGGTGTGATGATGGCGACAAGTCTTTTCATACTATCCTCGGCTTATTTCTAGTATAAACTATCACATTACGAGATACTTGTCAGGGCATCGCATCGCTTCGCCAGTCGAAATCATGGATTTTCGTGCCGGCGGGGTTGAGATTGATCAGGGTCTCGTTGGTCTGCCCCTCCGCCGTCGCCGTGAAAGTCGCCGTCATGGTGTAGGGCGGACGAGACTGGCCGTACTCCCAAACAGTCTCCGTCCAGGTTGCGTGGTAGGACGAACCTTCCATCGGGAGGACCTTCGGAAACGTCATGGTGACAGTCTTGCGCGCCATCTTTTCCGGGTTGTTGTAGGCCGCAAACGGGTCGTATTTTTTGTTATATTCGTTCAATTTCCGCTTGGCCGTATCGTCCAGGTAGACATATGCCTTTTCAATGTCGGATCGAAGTTTCGCCCCATCTGCTGGTTTCGTCCGAACCCATTCGAGCCATTGCGCGATGTCGGCGGCTACCTGATCACGCGACGGCACATACCGCTGAGCGGCAAACCGCTGTGCCTGCCCCGTAATCAGGCCCTTGGAATCGGTCGGGACCGCCCAGAGGTCCATCGGCGCCAACATCGTCTTGTAGATCAGGCCGCCGGCAAGCAGAACGTTGACTGCAGCCATGCCGAAGGCCATCAGGCGCCAGTTCTTGGCCCGCACGGTCGGGGCTCCGATCCGGTCATCCCACTCTTGGCGCGCCCGCTGGAACGGCGACAGCATGGGTTGCCCGCTGCCGTAATCGTCTACCTTAGCTGACCGGAAATCATGCGCCCCGGTTGTCTTTGCCGCCGTATCCGCTGCGGCCTTGAATGGATTCCACATTTTCAGTCCTTCGCTCCAACATTGTCGGCGTTCATGCCCGCACTCTTTTCAGCGTCGCGCGGAACCATTGCATTGATATTGGCTGGGATCTTCAAGAGCGTGGTCGGACCCGTATAGCTCGTATTCTGCGCCCATGTCGGGGTACTGGATCGTGTGGACTGAGCGCCTGATTGGGTTGCTACCAGTGCCGATGAGCCCGTTGCCGCCTGCGTTTCAGCCGACACTGATGAACCCACCGCCCGGATCTTCTTTTCAGCCGCAGCCCACGCCTTGAAGCCTTCCGCGTTCGGGTTCGGGATGCCATTTTGGTCCTTGTATGCCTGGACGACAGCCATGCGATGTAGGTTGGCGTCGCTGCCCTCGCCAAGGCGGTCCGCCTGAGCATTGACGGGCGACAGACGGTCACCCAGCCCCTCGGCAATCTGGCGTGTACTCCGGCCTTGCGCGGCCATGGAACGGATCTCGTCACCGACACCCAGGCTCGATGCTAAGGCGGCATTCTGCGCCCGCCCCTCGGGAGACAGCGCGGTCGACAGGGCTGGAGTGTCGAAGCCGCCACCACCATCCAGGTTCAGCGCCCTGGTCGTGACGTTTCGGTACTCCTCAGCCAACATGGCGCTGTTCTCTTGCGGAGATACCCCTGCCTTGGCGATCTCGAACTTCATCGCTTCGATCCGGCCTAGTTCACTGTCGATCTTGTTGGACAGTTCTGGATTGGTGGTCTGAATCGCATCGCCAATATCCCAGGCCAGTCCGCGATAGGCTTGCGCGCGGGCATGTTCGGCGGCGGCTCCTCCGCCACCCTTCCCCACAGTCTTGGCGTGGGCTTGCTCGATCCGGTTCATGGTTTCCAGGGCATTGGCTGCCATCATAGGGTTCGCCTTCATTTGCGAGGACAGATTGTCGCGTCCCATGCTAATCACATTGCTGGAACCGGCAGACGAGCCACCACGCCCAGCTCCTCCACCGGCCGCGCGCCCGACTGGGCCGCTAGATACAGGCAGACTCAGTCCTCCACGAGTGGCGCTCCCGCCAGTTGACGCCGCTCGTAGAGCATTGGTTCCCGCACTGGCTTTCGTTGCCGCGCTTGTCACCGCTGCACCGCCCATTCCGGCGACTGCTGCCGTTGCCGCCAAGGCCGCCGCCGTACCGACCGCCGCACCAGCTCCCAGTGAGGGTCCCCCCGAGATCACGCCGGCTACCTTGGCTGGAATGAACCACGCCAAAGCCGCCAACACGACCGAGCCGAAAGCAATCGCGATGGATTCAGTGTAGGTCGGAGCGGCCGGGTCAGCGAACACGCCCAGGGTTGCGATCAGGGTACCGCCAATCGACACGACCGTTGCCACGGCAAATAACTTGATTCCGGTCGCGAAAACGTAGCCAAGCGCTTTCTGGGCCGCGAACGATGTTCCATTAAAGATGCCAAGTGCCACCATGAAAAAAGACCAGATAACGCCTAGCTTGAATTCAACGATAGCCACCAAGACCTGGAGCGACAGCACGCAGAAAGCCATGACGACAATAACCATACTGATGCCGAGAATAATGTTCGAACCGGTCAGCCAGCCCCAGAAGCCTACGGCATCGATTAGCGGAGCGGCAACACGAATGCCTTCCGCGACGATCTTTGATGGATGCAAGAAGTCGGTTTCTGACATCCGGTTGCCACCGGCCAGCAAACCCATCTTGACCATGCCCGCCATCAGGATCTTCGTCAGAGCGGTCCAGTTCTGGAGCAGCCAGACGAAGAAGCCGATCAACATGAACTGCACGATAAGCAGCGTGACCGGGCTTTCCCGCTGAGAGATGGCGTTCTTGAGATGCGCCCACGTGAGGCCAATCACGCCAAGCGATACAAAAACATACATCACGGACGGACTGATCGCGATAATGGCCGCGTCTCCAATCGCGATGTAGGCGTTGAGCAGTGTATCAATGATACCGGTGTCCACAGTCTGCTCCTGATTAATACGGGCTTTGGACGTGGTGATAGGTGTTCTTGCCAAGGTCCTTCATGGCCGCCTTGTGCCGCTCCTGACCCACCTTCACGGTCGGATCTTCCATTGAGCAACTGCGGTCAATCAAAACAAAGCCACCGAACAGCAGGACGATGATAATGGCTTTCGGGGTCAGCGCGGCGTGCATCATTTGACTTCTCCTTTGTTTTAGTAGGGGCTCATGACCTCAACTGTACTATTCGCACCCAAATTTTCCATAGCCCGGCGGTGCAGTTCTTCGGCTTGCAGCGTCTTGGCCTCACTTTTTGCGATCTGGTTCTCAACGGCCCGGAAGTGGGACATCGTTACGGTCTGCATGGCCTGTGTATCGCCGATCAGGCTTCCGATCAGTTGCGCCGTCGCCTGCTGTGCCGCCAGCATGCCGGGGGCTGTCTGAACGGCAGCGAGTTGCTGACCAACGCGCGCCGAAGAGGCTTCCTGTGCCTGAACGGCCGCTGACTGAACCCGCCAAGACTCCTGAACCGCTTCATGGGCGACTTCACGCCATTCCTGCGTCTTGCCAAGAACCTCTTCGATCGTCATGTCCGACATGTCATTTGGGTACAATTCGCCATAGGCACGCATCGCCGCAGCTTGGTTGTAGATCGTTGCGTCTGTCGTTCCCAGCATCGACCGAAGCTGGGCCATGGCGGACTGGATCGCCCCGGCCGTGTTGAGCGGCGTCTTCTTCAGGTTCTCCAGCATGGTCATCAACTGCTCCGTTTGACAGATCCGCTGGGCAATAAGTTGGGCTTGCTGGGCGATCTGAAGCGCAGCGGTGGCGCGTCCCCCACTGGCAATCGACGCGATGCCCGCGCCCGCCGAGATGGCGCTGGACAGGCCGGTCGTCCCGGAGCACGCCCCCGTAAAATTTCCGGCGTTGGAGATGACGTTGTTAACAGCTTCCTCTCCCTCACCGTCCGGCTCGCCACCCCAGTCACCGCCGCCACCGCCACCCATGGGCGGCGGTGTTCCCTCAGGAACCGGTGCGGGGTTGTTCATCCTAGGGTCGTTGGTGGTGTTTCCGCTGCCCGTGAAGCTGCCCCCGTTGCGGCGGACGATCTCGCCGTCGATGGTGTTACCTTCCAGAGTGACGTTGTTCATGCTCCCGCTTAGCACGACAGCATGCTGTGGGGTTTTGGAATTCCGAACCTCGTTATCCTGGATGCGGATGTTCGACGGCGCGCCGCCGCCGTTCGCCACCATGATCTGACCATGGCCCTTGCCGCGACCGCCGGTATCCTGAATGGTGTTGCCCTGAACCAGGATGTTCCGAGGGGCGCCGATGCCCCAGCCGCGTTCGGATGCGATATACACGCCCGCACCGTCGGTGCGGTTGCCGTCGATAAAATTGTTGGTGATTCGGACATCCGAAGACCCTACCGCAGTGATGCCGCGCCCCCAGCGATTATCGAGGACCGTGTTGCCGTCGATCCGGATGTTTCGGACACCGCCGCCGTAGTCCACCGTCGCAATTCCGTCATCACCACTGCCCACAATCCGATTTCCGGTCACCTCGACATCAGAGGTCCCGTTCGTAATGTGAATGCTATCCGCTTTTGTGTAGCTGATCGTATTATTCCGGATGGTGCCGCCCTGGGATCGGTGCACGAAGATGCCGCTCCCTCCCATCCCCCGCGTTGCCGGAACGCCGTAGGCTGCGCCGTCCTGAACGATGCCGCTGACGTTGAAGTTCCTAGCTTCCTGTACCCAAATTCCGGCTCGCCCGGTTTCTGAGCCGTTGCGGTGGATGGGATGATAATCGATTCGCATGTTGGAAATCGATGGCCCGTTGCCGGTCATGAAGATCCTTTGATTGGCCGGGTTGGACGGTGCCAGAACGGTGCCCCCGGAGCCCCGCACCCGCGCGCTGTCAATCCTGAGTTGGCGACCGTAGGCGATTCTCCCATTCGGAATGATCACTTCCTCGCCCGGCCCAGCCGCATCGAAAGCACGCTGTAAGGCGGCCGCGTTGTCACCGTTAGACGCGCTGACTCCGTAATCGGCGGCGTTGATGGCCGCGAAGGACGTGGATGACGACAGGATCAGGAACGCAGCCGCGAGAATTGTTTTGCGGGTCATTGGGGCTCCTATTCTGCGGCGACTGCCACGGTGTCGGTTATTTTGCCTGACACCAAATCCGCTGCCCAGTGGTACCCCCTGGCCCGTAGGAATTGCTCGAAGAACCGTTCTTCCCCGTACCGCTCAAGAATGTTGTCTGCCAGTGCATGGTCAGTCTTGTCGCTGGACCCAACCAAGAGAAGCCCGAGATCGACAAGGCCCAACTCGAACATCCTATTGCCATCATCGGACGTATAATAGTATTGCCGTTTCCGACGAGCCTTCGCAATCAGGCGGATTTGCTGATTGTTCAGACCCAGACCCTGGTAATACGGCGCGGTGTCTTCGTCTGTGGCGCCGGCATTGGGGAGATAAATTCGCGTCAGGCAATTGTCGCGGATGATGGGCGCAATCCGGCTTTCCGAGATCGAGCTGATCGTCTGCGTCGTGAAAATGACGCTCACGTTCTTTTTTCTGAGGGTCAGCAGCCAATCGGCGATCTGACCCGCGAAGGTGGTGTCGTCCAGGAACCGCCAGCCTTCATCGATGATCAGCAGAGTGGGGGAATCATCGTTCTCAGACAGGGTTTGTTCGATCCGATGAAACAGGTAGGTCATCACGGGAATGCACGCGCTGGGTTGCCCCAGAAGCCGGCCCATCTCGAACGCCTGCCACCGCGTGACGCTGAAGTCGTCGTGGTCACCGTCCAACAGGTGGCCAAAAACGCCACCCAGGGTGAACGGCTTCAGAGCATCCTTGAGAGTCTTATCGCCCAGGCGGGCGCGCAACACGGTCAAGGTCCGCTCCTCCGGCGGGCTCGATGCCAGGGAGGCCAGCTTTTCGGCAATGTGGTTCTTCTGGTCGGTTGTCAGGGCTACGTTGGCCTTGACCATCAGGTCGTAGATCCATTCCGTCGCCCAGGTCAGCTCATCCGGCTGGTCGATATAGCGCAGCGGTTGACGGCCAACGCCGTCATCCTGAGCCCCGACATCGTGGAACTTGCCACCGACGCACAGGGTAGCGATCCGGATGCTCCTGTCCTTGTCGAACGCGAAAACCCGAGCGCCGGGATAGCGTAGGAACTGAATCGACACGGTCCCCAGCAATACGGATTTACCGGAGCCGGTCGGTCCGACGATTAAAGCATGCCCGACGTCGTCGTGGTGGAGGTTGAAATGAAACGGCGTATTTCCATCGGTGAGAGCCCGCATCAACGCCGGTCCCTTCAGGTGTTGATTCCACGACTCACCCGCCCAGACCCCGGACAGCGGTGCCAAGTGAACCAAGTTCATCGTGTTGACGAGAGGTTGGCGAACGTTCGCGTAGCAACTTCCGGCGAGACTTCCCAGCCACGCTTCGAAGGCGTTGAATGTCTCGACATAGGCGGCGAAATGCTTGGCTTTGAGCAGGCCAACAACCTTCTTTGCCTTCTCCTTGGCCGTTTCAAGGTCGGGATCGGACACCGTGATCGTCGGTGTGATGTACGCCATGCAGACCAGACCCTCAGCGACCTCTCGGAGGGCTTCTTTGCTGTCGGCATGGAGCGCCACGGCTTCCTCATTGAGCCGTTCGGTCGGCTCCTTGGTGATGTGCTCGGCGACCAGCGCCATCAAACCCTTCCGTTGTGACCCCCACCTGTTGACGCGAGTCTGCACGGCTCGCAGAGATTGCTCAGCGCCCAGCGTGATGGCGCGGGTTGACCAGCGGTATGGGAAGCCAAGGCTGTTCAGATCATCGAGCATGCCAGCGTGGGTGCTGGCGGGATAGCCTCGGACGCCGACGGTGATTACATACTCCTGTGGACGCGCGTTGCCGTTGGCATCCTCGGTATAGCCGATGCCGACCCGCATGCCCGGCCACACAGGTTCGTGGGCCAGAAGGCAATCCAAAAACATAGGAACTTCCGGAAGATCGACTTGCTGCCGTTCCAGCGACAGGGGGTGGTGAAGGACAGTCAACAACTCGTTCGGCGTCAGAACCTTGGCCTGCGGCATGTAGGCTTTCATAAGGTCTGCGGTTTCAACGACACGCCGGGCGAAGAAATCGACATATTCAAGGCCGGCGTCGATCTTCTCACCGTCCTCGCCCTCGATCAGCATACGCTCCAACCGCCCCGTCGCGTCACCGGGGGGAAGATAGGTCAGAGCCAAAATATAGTCGCTCTCCAGTTGCCGCCAGTCGCCTTGCTGAACGAGTGCCCTACGCTCCCGGTCGAACAGGTACGCCGCCCAGCACGGCCAGTCAGCCTCCGGGTAATCGGTCGTGTAGAAGCGGTCAGCGATCAGGTGGACGGCCCATCCGTCTCCCAAGTGTTTGAGCATCGTGCCAAGGTTGGAATAGTAGTTCACCAACGCTTGCGTTGAGGTGCTTTCCAGGTCCGGTCCCTGATACCGGATCGCTGCCAGCAAGCCGCCGTCCTTCAGCGCCATCACGAACGGGTACTGATCGAACGGCATCGCCGCATAAGGCAGAAAATCGGCTAGGGATTTTGGCGCGTCCCGGAATTCTTTCAGATTGAGCATGCTTAGCCCCCGAGGAACGGCAAGCGCGACCGCGCCCGACGGACCATAAAGTCGAACATGTGCGGATCCATTTCCGTGAGGTGTCGGGCGACGACCCAGAGCCCCACGCTGATGATCACCCCGCCGGTCACCTTGTGCAGGCTGAAGATCAGAAGCGCTCCGACGACCCCGATCAGGATGGCGGGCACGCGCGCCACCCCTTTGATGGTCACCGGTTTCAGAAGACTCCGGTGCATCGGGATTTGGAACCCTGGAACGTCACCCGCCATATCAGGACACCGCCAGCATGACGATGATCAGGAGCAGAAGTGCAATTGCCGTCACCATCAGAATGACGGGTTTGTGGTTGATGCTTGTGACCGGCGGCCGCCTCTCCATCGGATCGATTTCCATCAGAACACCGCCCCGGCCGTCAAGCCGAACATTCCCATGAAGAAAAGCAAGCCGATGCCGACAATGCTGCCGGCAAACACGACGCCGGCGAAGGTTCGCATGCCCTGACCCGCCGCGAAGGCCATGGTCAGCCCGCTTGCAATAATAGCAATCGCGATGAACGAGCCGGCGACGGGACCCGTAATCGAGGCCGTAATCTGACTAAGCGGATTATCCCAGGGCATGGCCCCCCCGGCCGCGAAGGCGGGACCGGATGCCAATACCGCGACAGTGGCCAGGAACAGAGTTTTGGCAACGCCGCCGCACTTTCGAAACTTCATTATGGCCTCCGTTGTGTTGATCTGTGAGATTAAGCGTCACAGTCAGATTTAATATCACATTTAATCCGCGACATCCATAGGCTCGTCGTTATTTGATAGGGTCAATCTCAAACATCCCATTCGAGTACCCGACGGGCCGTACAATCTCGGTTACCCGTCGACTGCCGTCTTCCAGCCGCTCGATGAACACCGCCATCTTCACGGCCCGCATGATTAACCGGTGCATCGGACGGGCGGTCACTTCCCCGATCAGCTCTTCCAGACGGTCAAAGATTTCTGCCGCGCTGTCGGCGTGGAGGGTCCCCAGGCCGCCGGGGTGACCCGTGTTCCACGCTTTGAGCATCGCCAGACCCGGTGCTCCTTCGCGCACTTCGCCGATCACAATACGGTCTGGCCTGAGTCGCATCGACGCCTTGATAATGTCGTGTATGGTAATTACCGGGTCTATCTCGCGCGCCAGCAACGACACCAGATCATCCGCGCTGCATTGCAACTCGTTCCGGTCCTGCCCCATCAGGACGCGATGCCGCTTGAAGCCCGGCAAGGCCAGCAAAGCGTTCAACAGGGTCGTCTTTCCGCTGCCCGTTCCGCCACCAACCATGATGTTGACGCGCCGGTCGATGGCATTCTCCAGGATCTCCGCCTGCCGAGGCGTCATGATCCCGTCGCGCACATAATCTGCCAGCGTGAAAATCACGGGCGGCTTTTTTCGGATGGTGAAGCAGGGCGCGTCGGAAACCGGCGGCAAGACGGCCTGAAACCGCTCCCCGGTCTCCGGCAAGTCGGCCGACAGCAGCGGCCGGTTCCAACCAATGCCGATTTCCTCAACATGATCCGCAACCAGATCGATTACCTGGAGCGCATCCTCCGGCGTCATCATGTCGCCCGTGAACCGCCGGCCGCCGACAAGCTGGTCAACCCAGATCCGTCCGTCGGGGTTCAGCATCACTTCGACGACGTTCGGATCGTCCATGGCCTCCCGTATGGTCGGTCCAAGGGCGCGCCGATAGGCAGCCAGGGTGCGGTTAAACGAAAGTTCTGAGTTCTTCATTGTGTGCTCTCCATCATAAGTTCGGCTTTTACCTTCTCGACACCGGCAAGGAACCGGTCAAACTCAGCGGCTCTTTCTGCATCATTTCGTCCAGTGCAGAGCTTTTGCGCCAAGGCATCCAAGTAGCTGCGCACCTCAAGCATGTTGGACTGAAGATCCTCCACCGCGATTACCAGACCCGCCATGCGCTCGTGTAAGGCATCAACACCTGTTGCCGTCTCTTCTCCGTAAACCAGCCGTTCCGCAGCAGCGATCATGACGGCGGTCTTGGTCACACCCGACGATAGGGCGATCTTTTCCACTTTCTTGTCGAGATCTAACGGGAGCCGAACTTCGCAGCGGGCTTTCGGAATCCCGGCTTTCTGTCGTATCATGGTCTATCTCCTTCAATCACCAGCGTTCTCTTTCGACGCGGCTTCCTCGGCTCCGCCCCCGCTACCAAGACCTGGGGCACTGTCACAGTTGGCGCGCTTGGTTCGCCATTCTCCGGCCAGTTCAAAGGCAGCATCATGTCGTCAGTGGACTTGGCCGCTTTCCTGCGTGATCTACCCTTGGCTGGAGGAGAATCATCAGAAGTCTTTTTGTGATCCGCCGTCTCCCGTCGTGGTGGGCAAGTGGCGCGCATGCCAAGCCATTCGATCTCGACCTTGCCGGGCAGGTCGGGATAGTGTCCCAGACCGTCACCCACTTCCGCCGCCGGCAGAAGGCGTTGCTGGAAAACGATCTCCTGGTCATATTTGACCTTTTCGGCTTTGAACTTTGGGAACCCGGTGACCAGCACATATTCATGGTCCGGGTCCAGCTCGCGCACACCGCCTTGGTCAACGATCTCGCGATGCACCTCATGCGTAATCACCGATTTGTTGTTCAACATGAAACCGAACCGGCTGCCCTGGAAATTTTCCGCCGTTCGGTACTCGGTATCCTTGCCGAGCATGCCGGATAATTTTTTCTGTGTCGTCTCGTCCGCCGACGCGAAGCTGACGGTAATGAAGCAATTATCGAGGATCGTGTTGTCCCGCCCGTATGAAGCAATGATGTCGTTAAACGACTGGACGGTCTTGAAGCTCTTGATCCGGTACTGGGCAAATCGCTTCATCAGCAATTCATAGATCTTCATCTTCTTCAGTGCCGGAAATTCATCGGCCACAATGAGGCAATCATGCCGCTTCGGACGGCCTCGGTTGTCGGTGTCCAGATGGCGCATGTTGACCTTAAGGAACTGGGTCATCATCAGCCTCAGCAGCACGATTAGAACGTCTTCGTCCGAGGCGGGCATCGACAGGTACAGGGACACCGG